ATGGCAACTATTAAACTTACAATCTTCAAAGCAAAAGTTTTAAAGGACGGAAGGCATAAAATAAGAATAGCCGTATGTCATAAGAAAGAAACTTGTTATATTGTAACACGTTTCATAATTGACAACCTATCGCAATTTAAGGATGGACAGGTAACAAAACGTCCGGATGCTTCAATTATAAATTCCAAACTAAGAAACATGATGAACGACATGCAGAATAAACTTGATGAAATAAAGCATCAATCTCTTTATTCTTGCAAACAAATCAAAGATATGCTAGTTTCTGACTTAGAAACAAAAGACAAACAGAACATCACATATCAAAAAGCATGCTCCATATTTATAGATGAGCTAAACTCCGAAGGTAGAGAAAGTTATGCAGTATTGATTGAAAGGAGTTGCAGATACTTTACAGAATTTACAAGAGGAGAAATACCCATGTCAGATATAACACCCAATATTATTGACGGATTCTCAAGATATCTGAAAACGAAAAAAAACATAGGGAACACAACCATAGGAATGATGATGTCTCAAATAAAAGCGGTGATCAATAGAAATATAAACTCCGGTTCTGTGAGATACGAAATACATCCATTTGCTTATAAGAAAATCCCTAAATCTCCAATTAAAGAATTAGATATAGCCTTAGAAAGTCTTAATATGATAAGAAATAGTAATCCCAAAGAAAAAAAGTATATTGTAGCAAGGGATGTTTTTATGCTTTCTTTTTATCTCGGTGGAATGAACTTAATAGATTTGATGAATACTCGTTTTACTAGCGATAAAGTAGATTATGTAAGAATTAAAACGAAACTTAAAACTGAAACAGAACAACATTGCCTGCTTCCTATTACTGATCCAGCAAAAGAAATAATAGACAAATGGATAAACAACAAAACAAAGAAATTGGATTTTGGGTATAAGTTTTCTTATCACAATTTCTCAAGATACATCTGTAGGTCTCTTTCTGAACTTGCAAAGGAGCTAGGAATAAAGGAAAAAGTTGTATTTTATTCTGCCAGAAAGTCATTTGCGCAATATGCATTTGATTTAGGAATACCGGACAACGTGATAGACTACTGCCTTGCTCATTCGGACAAAGGCAGAGGAATTGTCAGGTACTATGCTAAAACGAGATTTAAGCAAGCGGAAATAGCTATTAAAAGAGTTACTGACTATATCAATAATCCAAGCAAATATCAAGAGTATATCGAGATGAAAGCGGATATAATGTTGATGAAAACATAAAGGCAGCCTAATAAGCTGCCTTTTTTACACAAAAACTAGATAGATAAACAGGAAGTATCCCCTGCTTTTGGTAATCTCATTGTTGACACTGCAAATATATTATATTTCTTCCAATTTTGCTCTAAACTTCAGGAACATGTCAATCGTCGGGTAAAACGTCGGATTCTCCCAGTTCTTAGAGATCATCTGGATCATTGCCTCTATATGACTTTTGCAGTCTATTACTTTGATGCATTTATCCAAGACCAGTCCGCCTTCCGGGTAGGTCTTATTCTTTAGAGTATCCTGCGCCCACGAGAGCAACTCTCTGATTGATTCTTGGTCGTATTTGTTTTCTTCTTCCATCTTACTGAGTTATTACTAGCTTTATATTCAAAAAGTCCAGGATCTTTTCAATCTTCTCTTGTCCTAAATTCGTTTTTCCGTTAAGAAACAAGGACATGGTACTCTTTGTTACTTCTACATGCTCCGCAAGATCCTTTGATTTGACATTGCGGAGCTTCATTGCCTCTTTGACTGTTTCCCGTATCATCATTCCATTTTCCAATTAATTAAATCTTCAATAGCTTGGTCTAATGTAAAGTCGCATTTAGGGTATTCAGCCTCTCCCAAACCTGTACGGAGGTCAACAAACCAGCTTTCTTCATTCTCACTGATTATCGCATTCTCAAAGCCTTCTACTGTTTTTTCTATGATTGTTTTCATAATTTTTTATTTAATAAATATCATTTTAAAATTTTAGGCATGCCATCAAGTATCACTGCCATCTGTCCATCTTCCGTTATCCAGTCATAATCTTCAATCTCCTCTGCGGAGTGTGGGCATCCTCCCTGCCAATCCCTTAAATGGAACAATGTTCCGTCGTCATATATAATAGCTGAAGCCTCCAGACAGTCATTAAATTTATAGATATACATTTTAGCTCCATCTAATTTTATCCCATTGATAACTGATACTTCGCAATTATCATCTGACAATGAGCTGATTCTTTCTTCAACTTCAGAGATTGTATCGTTGCTTTTTTCAGTTTCAACTTCTTCGTTTTCCTCAACAGCTTCCTCTTCGATGATTTCAAATACGACTTTGCTGTGATATCTATTAACAATCTTACAACCCCAATAGGTAACATTCATAAAATGATCCATGAATTCATTGTAGGATTCCATTGAGTCAAATTCCTTTTCCCAAACCTTATCTTCTTTGTTCCAAACAAAACCGCAATCTCTTAAATCGTCTTTTGAATCGTAAGTGTTTCTTGTAGCTTTAACAGTTATCATAATCTTTATTTTTAGTTGTTAATACTTTGTTTCTTATTTTGATGTTACAAAGATACGAATAGTTTTTGTAATATCAAACTTTTAAGAGGAAAAAGTTTCGGTCATATCAAACTTTAACATTTGGGCATAAAAAAGCCCGGCATGTTGTATACCGGGCAATTCCATTATAAATACCATACTAAGGATTATTGATCTTCATTTATCTTTTCGTCCAGCTTCTGGTGTTGTTCTTCTTTTGCTATAGCTATTTGGCGGCTAATCTCATCTAAAATAGATTCAGTAACCCGATCAACCATTGAATCTAATTCGTAATTAGAGATATTGCACAAATTGTCATCATCAAGTTCTGAAATATTAAATATTTGCTTGCTTGAAATTCCTCTTTTATAATACATTGTTTCCATACGTCATTTTATATAATAGTTTGAGAAAAAATGATGATTCAAATCTGGTTGAAAATAATGTTTTCTTTTAATCCAAACAAAACCGTCACTCTTTGATATTATCGCGACATCAACAGGTCCTCCTACGGTTTCCTCAGAAGACATCATCCGTCTTTTTAAGAAAGTTAGGGAAATAAGACTTTCTGCCATTTCTGCCATATCTTCCTTCTCTAAGTAGGCTACAGTATCAACAAGTGGGGAAATATATTGTTTACCAATTATATTATTTATAGCTTCATCAAATACTTTTCTTATTCCTGAAATATCCAGCTTTTCTATGGCTGTAGATAATATTGAATCTCCATTATTTGCTTTTATCGTATTAGAGACTAGCGTTGAATATGCGTTTAACGATTTAAAAAACAGGTCACTTACAAAATGCTTAACACTAGGATCGATACCTGTCAAAATGGTCTCCATAACATCAGTTTGAGCAAAAGGGCAAATCGCAGCCATATTATTTTCTGATATAACTGCTTCTGACTGTTTGTCATAAGAGTATTTCAAAAAACCATCAAAAGCTGTTGAAACATTGATAGATTTTAATGATGGGAAAATATCAAATTTACCATAACCAACAAATACCAATCCTGTATATCCTAACAGATTGAAACTAGACTTCAAAAATGAAAAAGCCGTTTGTTTTGCATGCTCGTATAATTCCGGAGAAGCTCCTGTATGATTTACGATATAATTATATAATTCATCAAGTATATCTATAGAGTACTTTTCAAATTTTTCAAAGGTGTATGATTTTAACCCTTCACAAGGTTCTGATTTATCCAATTTTTCTTTTAAAGAAGATAATTCGTCTTTAATCGTTTTAAAAAGATAAGGCTTATTAGAGTCTGTGACTTCCCCACCAATTATAGCTATCGCCTTTCTTTCTATATCTTGATAAAGCCTAAAAATATGCATACGAAGGACTTTTCTTTGGAAACCTTCACTACAGAAGAAAGAATTATCAGATAAAAATTTAATGAAATCCGAAATGTAATCCGAAACAGAATTAAAATCCTTTTCTTTTAAATTGTCCCTATATAGTTTGACAATCACATCCCAAGGAGTCCCTAAAAAAGACGAAGAACTATATATCATTACCGCTATGGGATGATATTTGGATATTGTTATTATTTTATTGGCTTGATTTAGTACTTTACGTCCTAATGTTCCATTTATTGTTGCTGCGCTATCCGCAGCTACAGCAACTGCATGTTTATTTAAAACTCCAACTATCGCTGTCATATATTATAAAATTGGTGTACACAAAGATATATAATCTTTTTATTTCAAACAAATATAATTCAAAATCTAATATATTTTATATACATAACAATATAACCCTCGCAATAATCACAAAGGGAATCAGCCAATACAACCACCTTTCTAGGCGTTCCATAGCATCACAAGCAGGAGCCGGCAGAAATCCGAGTGATACCGGTCGTCGGCCTGTTCAAGCAACATGTCCAACTTATCGTTTCTCATTTTCGAGCACTGTTTTTATTCGTTCCTCAGTAAATCCAAATCGGGAGGCAAACTTTTTGAAAGCCTGCATCTTGTTGTTAGGGATAAGAGAATACATACTATTAATGGGAGTATCACTCTTTAATGCTTTTTGCACTTGCTTCTTTTTCATGGAATTAATGTATTAAATGTTTAACCTTGTTTTTACAGCAATTACACTCACATAGTAATGACTTCGCGTATTCCCATGTCTTTTCGATGATATCATCACCAATATACTGAATTTCTTCTCCATATGGATCAATGCCAAACGCCTGGCAGATATGGGTGGCCATGTGCCCGCATTCATGCCGCCAAGATTTAGCAAACTCCTTTGGGGACGAAGTAAGGGCAATGACCATTACTGTTTCCCGGGTGCCGAAGTTGGAGTAAGTAACTCCGGTATTCAAATTGCCGGAGCTAATATTCTCATACGCAGTACGAAGCATATCACCGTCGCAGCCGATGGAATGCATATTATCGAGTATTTCCTCTGTATAATATGTATCTACTGCATAATATACCATGCAGTTCCATCCATACTTGGGTAATGCAAACCGTTGTCGTATCATTCATCAAAGCATTTCGTCCCACTCAATAGGTTCTCCGGCAGCAATCATTGTCGCATACCATCTTCTCATCGTTGTTCCGTCGGGAGCATCAGGATCATCAATTGTATCCTTTATATAAAGAGCCAAATGCGCTTCATCGGGAATAGATGACTTCAGATAATCCGCCTTACCCATGTTGGCTACATACACATAATCATATAGCGCATTATTTTCAAGCTTTATGCCATAGCGGGTAAGCAACTCATCTACTTTTTCTTTCGATATCGGTTCAATCCGCTCTTTTTTACCGGTAGAAGGATTAAGCTTTTTCATGAGCGACACTGCAAACTCGCACATTTTCTTATTGAAATGCCAACCGAAGTTAGACAAGTAAGCTTCCATTTCTTCCGGTCTTCTATCTCTTATATCCAAAGGTTCTCTCCTCATGATTAAATAAAGTTATAGGGAGCAGAAATGATCCACCCCCTAATTAAACATTAACGATAACGGGAATAGCGTCCTGTACCACGTACACCGCGTCTTTCGCCATAGCCGCCACGACCGGAACCGCCACCATAATCACCACGTTCGCCCATCTCGTCATAGCGGTCGTCGTCATCGTCATAATAACGTTCACGTCTTCCCATGCTTTCACCACCGGATAATTCTTCGATGCATTGCATCAGCTTACCACCGTATTTAAGCATCTTTTCAGCGTAGTCGGACATTTTCTCGACCTTGCTCTCGGAAATCTCAATCATCATCATACTATTGTTTTTTAGAATTGTTACTACCAGATGCCTTTTCAGAAGACTTGAAGAAATCAGCCATCATAGCCTTCAATTCGCTAAGTTCTTGCCGAAGCGCTTTATTTTCCGCTTCCTGACGCTGGCGTTCTGCAAATTCCGGATTAAGTACCTGAAGCATCTTGTCGCATGACTCCATGACGGAACGATGATGATCGACACTGCCCAATATCTCCGAGGAGCGGTTGCGCATGGCGGCAACTTCTGCATTCATCGATTCCCTTGAGCCGGATATTACCATATTCCCACCTCCGGGAAAGTTTGCATCAGCAATGTCAGACATTGCAGGTATTTTCTGAAATGTAACAGTTTGCTCACCAACCTTGATGGTCACATCAACCACCATTCTAGGAGGCTGTCCATAAGGGAGAGGCTGCTGCATAAACTCAGCAACCGGTGTAGAAACTCCGGAGACGGAGCCAACTTCTATGTATGGAGTGTTATCCTTGTGTAGGATAAAAAACTCGCTGTTTACTCTTAGATTCTGAAAAGGCATAATTTATTAACTCTTTAAAGAGCGGGATTACTCCCGCCCATTATTTTAAACTACTCCGGTAAGAATTTGCAATGTGTTGCTACCTGATTCGTAGTAGCACAGATAAATTCCGGTACCGGTAATATCCGAAGCAGTAACATCTGCGCCGGCGATCGTAGTCAGTGCTTGAGTAGCACCGTTGGTATCAAACACTACCGGCAATGTACCGGTAGTACCGGAAGGGATCGGCTGTGCCAAACGGAACAGAATCAATCCGCTAAATGGAGCAGAAAGGAACGGATGATTCCGGAAAGAGAAACGTACGTTGGTAGTACCTACGGTAACACCTGTACTTTCCAATCTGGGAATACCATTCTTATTTGCCATGATAAAAGGACTAATGAATGCCATATAATGCCTCCTTCCTTTTATCCCCAACCATTAAAATTGCCCCATGCCCCAATACCATTGTAAAGACCATACTGAGCTGCAACGCAAGAAGGAATCCCTACAACCGGACTATAAGGCACCTTCGCTACTTCCGGCTGGTTACATTCGATTTTTGCAAGACGAGTACTCAAATCATTTAAAGCTGCACCAAGAGGAGCCGTTGCCTGTCCGACAATCTGAGAGGTCATAGCAGAACTCTTAAATGTGCTATTCTCCTCACGAAGTTTATCAATCTTGTTCTGCATTTCACGCATTTCAGCCGCACGCTGTCCAGCAAGAATCTGCTGTGTGCTATCCTTGATGGAGTTTTGCAGGTCACAGGTCTGTCTTTGAGTCTCGTATGCAACGGAAGCAAAGCCTCTTTCCTGACCAGTCGCAACACCGTTAATGGCATTTTGCAATGTGTTCGTTTGCTGACAGATCGCCAGACGGTTTTCGCAGCAGCATGAAGCAATCTGTTGAGCGATCTGACAGTTACCCTGCTGGATAGCATTGATAATCTGCATTGAGCTTTGACCAACCTGATTTCCTACCTGTTGCACCTGTGACATTACCCCATTGATAGCATTCTGAACCTGACCGATTGAACAGTTCAAATTAGTAGCCAGATTGTTGATTGCCTGTCCGTTCCCCTGAATTGCACTCATAAGTAACTCCCTTCCTGCATCGTTGTTAATTAAGTTAGGGATACCGGCTCCAGCAAATCCGCCACCGTTTCCGCCATCTCCATTGTTTCCCCAGCCATTGCGTCCAAACAATGGGAACAGGAAGAACAGGAAGATTATCCACATGAACCATGATCCATCTCCGCCAAATCCGCTGTTGTTCTTTCCTTGCATAGCAACCAACAAGTTCGGATCAATACCTTTCTGTTGCAATAGAGGAGCCAGCATGGCCATCATTCCACTACCGCCACCGTTCCCGCCTGACTCCGGGAAAACGTAAGTCTTTGTTTCACTCATATTAATATACAATTATAACACGGTCAATATTAACCGCATCACAAAAGTATATAATAGGGACTGTGTAAATCAGAGCTCATTTTCAAGCGATTTGCGAATATTTTGCAGATATATTGCAATCATTTTGTTTGCCAGTTTACGGCTTTCAAAAGTAGATATAAGATAACGGATACTAGCGGATGTCTTGTGAAGCAAAGTCGCTATTTGTTCAGGATATAGCCCGTATTCAGTAAGGAAGAATACTACAATAGAACGGGCGTCAACAACTTCAGTAACTTTACTTGATGAAAGGATCAATTCAGTAGAAACTTCAGTTTCTTTTCCAACAATATTTAGAATATCGGCAAAAATCTCTGACTTACACATAGTAATTTAATTTTTTGTTGTACTTTTGCCTTTGCCAATCGTACTCAGTACCAAATAAACAAAAGCATATATAGGAATGTTAAGGATATTATACCCCCGACACTACCTATGTATGCTTTTGGTATGCTAAAAAGTTCGATTGGCGTCAACTTTCAGTGTTGGGGGTTCTTTTTTACTCTATCCCCCAAAAGAGTTACATTTGTTATGATAACCGGCCTTCTACTTTACCGGTAACTTAGTGCTTAATAATCATTCCGAGATGTTCCTCGAATTGATCCTGAATAATCAATTAATGTCTCATTTTGTCCTCCTTTCTTAAACATTTTCCGCAGTCAATTGTTATATCAATAAAGCTTAAACTTTTCATACCGGAAACGGTCTGTGAAGATAGTGCCGGTATTACCACATAAATAAGTTATAACTAACTCCACCACCAACATACAATCCACCTGGATAACCGTAGCCTACTTGCAGGCCAAGCCCCCAGCGTTTTGGTTTTAGAGTAATGATTTCCTTTTCCCTGTAGACTTCCATAAAGTCAAGGCTGGGCTTATAACCGCTAACCACTGCCCGGTAATTATCAGTCTTATACTCTTTGCTTGTTATCGGTATAAGTACCGGAGCCGAATCACCTTCTACGGTCCTATCGGTAGTGGTATCTATCAGGATCGGTAAATATACCGTATCGGTACGCTTTAAGGTTTCCTTTACCGGTCTGGGAATGGTATCTCTTATTGTATCCCGAATACGTACAGTATCTCCCTTAATGTACACCGTTGATGGATCGTGCGGATTACAACGCATCCACACGACCAAACCTATAAGCAGGCAGACTAATATCCAAGGGAGAGATTTCATAGTGTCTCCTTACTTGCCCAAGCCGGACCCGACAACAAAACATTCAGATCATCACCTTCGTAGACAGGATAAGGAAAAGATAGCTCTTCCGATCCGTCATCAGCAATAGTCTTAATCATCTTATGAGGAAATAACTCAGCATAGTGCTGACATTTCATCAAAGTTTCACTTTCATTTACACTCTTGCGAGGAACAAGGTTACGCTTGTCTATCTCATCCTGAGGGACCTCTTGCAAGTCAATTGTTGGGAATACTGTGTATTTCATAAACTTTACTACTTAACCAACTATATAATATCTATTGGGATATAAAATTCAGTGAGTTATGCATAAGTTTGCTCTCTTACTTCAAGTTCAGCTCCTCCCCCATTGTCAGCAGGCGCACCAATCCTGACAAGGCTGACTTTTTTTGCGTTTTTATTGATAATGACCACATCGAATGCCTGTTCATTTATTGTTCCATTAGTTCGCTTACCATAAATATAAGAAGCCCTTTCACCAATCTCATCACTATCCGCATTAGCCTTGTCGCAAGTTGTGGAAAATATTGGTATACCACCATCTGTCTTTTTCATTAAGTCCATATGCGTATGCCCCTGCAACATACACGCAACATTTCCACTATGCGAATCACATATATTAGCTATCTGCTGACCAATAGATGTTAATGTAGGAGTCCAAGATGTCGGATAATCATCAGACATATAATAATGAGCAACAACAACTGCAAGATAACCGTCTGGCATATTCGCTAGGGTATTGTTTAACCAAGTAGCCTGCGTTCCCTCAAATTTACCTGCCGAATCATCAGTAAACACCGAAAGGAACACATACCTCATTTTCTGGACAGTGTTATCTACATAATAGTAATTTGTATTTGCATCGCCTATAACACAGTCTGTCATGCCACTTTGTAATGATGACCATATTTCTGCGTCCGTGATATTGGTTTTTACCTGCACCCCATCTTCTTCAAAATAATTCATATATTCGTGATTGCCGATGGCGCGATATATCTTATTGCTTAAAGAATTAAACGCCAAGTTACAGTCTATGTTCAATCCGTCTGCATAATCTCCTCCCATTATAACTCTTGGCAACGGAACTCTGCTTGAAATGTAATTAATGAGCGCGGGGGAGTTTTTAGTATTGCGGAGCCAATGGATGTCCGTGATGAATACAAATGCATCGTAATTGCCTTGCGCATCCGCCATCTTACCTCTTATCGTTGATAGCTTATCCTTAAGGTAATTATCCTTCAAATAATATGCAGGTACAGGTTCGCTTCTAGTTTTTCGTATCTTAAGACCTGTATAAGTAGCATATAATGCACTCATACCGCTTGTTGTCGGGTACAACCTTACAGACAAAGCTTCATATAACAAAGAAGGCAAAAAAACTATTTTACCCGCACCCATTGACTTAATCTCAGTTTTTTCACCGTTTTTCGTAAAACCATAAATTTGTATTGATCTAGCAGAAATAGCATCTTTTATGTTATCACAAGAAATTTCAACCTGTTCATCAGCCGCAACCCCGAATCGGGCGATATCCTTATAGATATAAGTTGCTTTATCTCCTCCTGTATTATCGTTATTTACATCCTCTCCGACAAGATACTCGTTATAATCAAGTATTACGCCATCTTCAATATCCTTATCGTGGTATTTAGTTAAAGATATACCATCATAAATGTAAATAATTCCATTATATTTATACAATACACCTCTATCCAAGATATTAGTTTCTTCTGTATCAAATGGGGCTATGGAGCAACATCTATATATCTTATTTCTGGAGGTTGAATAATATAAATCACCGATTTTCCAATCGCTATAAATGACAGATGAAGCACCAATTCCAACCAGTTCAAACAATTTATCCTTACCATCAGCATAATCTTTTGCCTCTTTAATAATTAAGTTTGAGAAATCTGCATATAACTTGATTGTTCCAGACATAAGCACCGATGATCCTGTTAAGTAAATCGCTATAGCTTCAACATCGGAAGTAATATCTATCAATGTATTTACATTTAATGCGGGGCTCCTTGTCTCATCTGTATACCATAAGTACACACTAGGATTCGAATTTATTATTCCATCTGCATCCACAACATTAAATGTCACCTGAGAATCCTTTTTAATTATGCACGGGAACTTTACATCTGGTTCTACAGATAAACCCGCAGTTAGTGCTATATTTATCGTAGTTCTCCCTCCTGCTATTTTTTGCGCGTACGCAAGATTGTCAGAAACGCATTTAATACTTTCGTTTATCTCGGGAATAGACGTTGAAAGTGTTTCTACATCGTCTTCAACCCCATAATACTTGAATGAGGTGATAACATTTCCGGCATTATGACCTGTAATATAATATGCATAGCCAGTAATATCTCCACTTGTATAGGAGAATAGAGTACGCAGACTATCGTAAGTAGTCTTATTCTTGATAGTTCTGCTTATCCGCATACCGTCATTCTTATAAATATAGAATGTCAGCATACAACCCGGCTGGAAAATAGCATCAGCATCTACATATAATCCGACATCTTCTCCATCTGCAAGAGTGAAATCCCGATTAACATATTCGCCATTGGCAGGTATTGCGTCAGTATTGCTTCGTGTGTATCCAATTTTGGAAAATACTTCCTCAAAGTTCCCATCAATCGCAGTTGCTAAAGTACCCCATGATTTTTCAGAGTCTTTTGCTATATCAAATATCTTTTCCATAACTTATTCGTTTTTAATTAATGTTTCATTTGAAATTAAAGTCTCGTTGTCTAACATTGTCAAGTAGCTGGAGATAACTATGTTGATCTTCTGTGGAGGCTTGGTGATCTTTCCGGTTATCTCGTAGGTTCCATTGTCTCCAGAGATGGATATGTCGCTGATGGCATTGGATGACACACCGACCAGCTTATCTGTTTCATTTGACAAGGTTATAGTGATAGTTACTCTACTACCTTCGGCAATGTATTCTCCTGGATTAACTGAGTAGGAGATTGAAGAGTAAGGGATGTTACTCTTTACAATCGGTCTAAACTCAATCATATCCGGATAAAGCGTTCCTGCCTTGTACTTTCTCAACTGTCTCTCTAGCAAGAATTCGGAGAGACTGTAGGGGAAGAGCATGAGTGACCAAAGGGCGAGTTTGGAGAATCTGCTACCACCATCTCTAATTGTTCCCAGCCACATAGAATCACTGTCAATGCCTGCACCTGCTTGGATGGGATTACCATTATAACTATATTTAGTTTGATAAGTAAATGATTCTTCGTTCAACTTATCATTATTCATCAACGAGTTAACTGTGCCAAAAGAAAAGGCGCTAGAGCGAGAAGGATTTCGATTAAACGTCTGCTCTAAAATAAAAGCACCGCCATTACCAACTTTAGATTTAGAAACAATAGAGCCAGTTTCAGTACTTGTTACAGAATCATCATATAACCATTTACGAAGAGCAGCTACCGTATAGTCCTTCAAAACAGGGAGACCGGTTACCTTGCCGAAGTCGTTGATTCCGTCTAGGCTGAGAGCGTGTTCGATGGTGGGGAGGACTTCGATGGTAATATCCAAATCTATATTTTCTGGGTTAACTTTAAATCCTATCCAAACATTAGATAAAATTTCTTCTGGGACAAATATAGTGCTCTTAGGACAAACATATTCTCCATCTTCAGTGATTCTAATCGAGGTAATATCACTAACATTATCTTCCGAAACATAATTATAAACAACATTTTGACCTTCTTTAAGTCCGGTTACTTTGAGTTTAAAAGTAGGAATAGAAACTTCATTAACTGTTCCGTCTTTATAAACATAAGTAAACAATAAGGCTAAATTATCATCTGCTTTTGTGAGGTGGATAGAATTTCCAGTAAGCTCAAATATAAAATCAGTATTATTACTACTAGCCATTTTACCCCAAGTTTTATTAGCACCAAACACAACCGGATAGCTATTGATACCACTCTCCCCTTCCCAACCGATATTGTTTAACTGGATGTTGTGACCGTTTATGAAGTCGATCAACTGATCGTTAAACTCAGCGTGGTTATCGTTGGTGATACCTTGCTTCTTGATGTTATAGTACAATTGAGGCTTGATAATCTGTCCCGGACGGTCTAAATTGTAGTAAGCTATAATCTGGTTGATTTCGTCTGTAGTCAGGACTTTGTTGGCGATGAAGCCTCCGGCGTAGGCAATTTGAGATAATTCGCTTAAATATCCACCTGGAGAAGTACACCCACAAACCGACAATTTTCCATTAAAAACTGATTGATCTATATTATTACTTTTAACAGTATTATAGTCAGCCTTATCTCCTAATATATTATATATACCTGTTAGGGTTGTACCATCATAAGTATATCCATAGATACCTGTTTTACCAATATCTGAAATATTATTTCTAAAATACATCCTAGTAGAACTGTCTTTTTGATAATTAATATAATTGGTAAAACCAAGATTGTTTTTAGGATCAAAAGAAATCTGATGAATAATACTCACCACGGTAATCTCATTACTACCCTCCAACATCTCAGATACAGGCTTGACAGACTCGATCATGTCGTCTACTCCGTCTGTACATAGCCAGCCTTCGAAGTCGGTTCCCGGTAATCCATATCCACTGCCCTCCGCAAATCCGAAGTTCAGCAGGCGCATGTCGTTCCCGTTGCCGGACAAGTCCTTCAAGATTGCCCGGTCAGTGTCGTCGTTAGTCTTGCCCCAGGTGGATATAGCCATCTTGACGTGGCTGAGTAATTCGGGGTCGATGTAGGGACGACCGGAGCCGGAAGAAGCTACCGGAACTCCCAAGCGTATCGCATTCATGCGAATAGGATCAAGCCCTATCGCATCAAGCTTAATTGGATTTAATCCTATTGCGTTCATCACTCTTCTGATTCAAAAATAGAAGCCTTTACCGGTTCCGTTTCACATTCGATTTTGAGATATTGTCCGGGGATACAACCGACAACCGGACAAGCAAACACTTTTGTATAGCCTCTACTCGGCAGTGGAGAGTAATTCTGCCCGTCATAGCTTATATACACCCAAAGCTTACCGCCTTTTTCAAATGTAATCTGCGATCCTACTTCCGCAGAATTTACCTGAACGGCATCGCTTACATAATTCTTCTCACCCTTTGTAAAGGTTATAGATGTTTCTTTCATGATTATTCCTCCTATTTTTTTGCTGTTATCACTGTATTTCGTAAGAAATTCGGATACTCTGCCCGCACATCAAAACAAGGACACGCCTTGATAAATTCTGCCGGTTCCACCTCACCCGATCCATCCAGATCAGGTGAAGCATCTCGATGACCGAGCAGCTCGATGATATCATACTCTTTACAGAGCTTCGCTATCAATTCGCGCAATGCCGTTTTTTGCTCGACAGTACGGGTATCGGCCGGTCTTCCACTCGCGTCCATACCACCGATGTAGCAGATACCGATACTGTGTTTATTATAACTAATACCGGAAAAACCTTTTGTGTTACAATGCGCTCCGTCAATGGATAATGACCGGCCGTTTTCTACGGTACCATCTAAATCAATTACAAAGTTATAGCCAATTTGATTAAAGCCACGCGCCCGGTGCATCCGGTCAATATCCTTAGCTCGCAAGTCTTGCCCGGCACGTGTTGCCGAGCAGTGGATAATTATTGAGTCTATATCTTCTCTTTTCATATACTTTCCTCCTATATAATTAAAATCAATACCAATATCTGAATAACCTGACCGATAAGACCTCCAATCAATGTCGCAGCAATATCCAGCCAGTCCCATTTGCCACCCCATTGTTTATCCTTGAATTCCATTCCTGCCGCCAATCCTGCGACAAACAAGATGGTAAGTAGTACACCTGCCGGGATAGCGTAAAGCAGGTGCTTAGGACGGTTACTTTCTTTGATCCAACTCATGATTTTCTTCTTGAATTATGTCTCTCACATCTTCTTTGTCAACCTTGAACACCTTCTTTCCAAAGACTCCCAAAGCTCCAATTACATTTATATTGACCCCCTTTGGTTTCAATATATTGCCGACAATCGAACACCCTTCGATGAAGCATACCAATAAGCAGGAATACACATCAATAGGATATTCGCTATGACTTGCCACAGTGATCATGCAGACCATGCAGACAAAGGCAAAATAAGTAACCATCTTTCCCATAGTAGCGCGAATTGCACGAGAGAATCTGACTTTTTCACCCATTAGCATACTTTTTCTGACACCGAAGAGAAGATCACAAAGGATTACCGCGCATGATACAATCAGCCACGGAATCATATTCTGCAATGACTCGGAAACAAATGCGGTAGCGATTGCCGCAAATCCGCCTGTAGTTGTATGTACTATAGCTTCCTTCATAGCAAACAAGTCAAGTAAACGGTTAGCAATGAAATTAACTCAATCCAGAACATCGATTTGCATGCCGTCAGGTCCCATATAAGGTTTCCTGACCAGTTCTTGACTACAAACGTTATCGCGTAAATCAGAAATGCAGCCCATAGCAGCAGCCAGTACCACGAATTGCATCCTACCCATATCTGGGAGAATACAAGCGACATCACCGCGCCGGCTATATGAGCTTTCTTGTGCGCTCCTCTAAAATTCGGGGATACTCCCAACACGATCATTCCGACTACAGAAAGAAAGATCAGGAACTGACTGTTTTCTGTACTTGCATCCAATGCGGCCGGAAGCAACAGCAAAGACGGGAGAATCATGCATATACCGAACCAATACCTGTTACTCAGAATGTAATAGGTATCGGAAATAGAATAAGGGATGCCCTTTGTCTTGTAAATCATCACACCGACATAAGATGCGAAAACCAATAATGATAGTAGTGTCAAAATCATAGTTTTATCTGTTTATAATGAAAACTCTAGTTTATTCGGATAACCGGTCTTGTAGTTGTAAGACTCGACTTCCTCTCCCGTCTGCAATCCCCGAACTATAGCAATATGCTGCTGCGTCACATTATAGCAATCAAGAGCATATAACTCTAATGAGTTCAGCATAAGGAGAGCACTTGAAACAGGTATCGTATACTTTACCGCATCAAACCACAAAACAGTATCCAGTCTTCCAGCCTGCTTCTCAATATTGATTGAATTAACAAGACCTACGCGGTCCTCTTTGGTAAGCCACATTCTCTTTCCGGAAAGAGTGAATAAATTCACAGCGTCTGACTTGTCATAAGCATTAATATCCGCTATCTTCATCTCTTTTAGTTCATCAAGGGTATACTCACGATTGACTAAGAAAGGGAAGCCATTCTCATCTTCTCTTATCTCTTTTCCAGAAGCCTGACCATCTATCAACTCTTTCCAATGAGATATTTCTATTTCTATGCTACCTTCTACCGGTTCATCATAGAAACCTTGTTTCCAGTACATTTTTTGCTCTTTCATAATAATTCTTTTTATTTCCAACGTCCGACTGCAATCCAATAAAACATTGCTGTATTAGTCCCCGCGTTAGCTGCCTGCTGATACTTGTTATTATACCCAAAATAACTATAGCTAATATTAGTCCAGTTGGCTATCCACGAAGAATCATTGCTTGGGTTTCCATTATTACAACTCATAGTTATGGAATAATTAGCATCATGAAAAGAGATAGGGAAATAAATAGTACCAGTAGAAGCTCCGCTAGTTTTCTTCCCCCACTGAATCAGAAAGCCATTGTTAAACTTAGCATATCCGTTCTGACCTAATGATACAGTCATAGCGTTAGACAAGTCTGCCTTTGCTAAGTTGGGAATCATGTTTAGCAATTCTACAACTCTATCCCCTGTAAATCCGCTATTATAATCACTCATGCAAACTCTTTTTTAATCACATTAAACGTACTTCCATCTGACAACAAGAAACGTCCTTCAGCAACAGCAAATGCCTGTCTCTTGCCTATTTGGGAGATGGTAGTGGAGACAGATGCCTGTACTCCACTATTAGTTGTCCTAAACACAACAGTCTGCTCCCTGTCGAGTCCTTCGTTGGCAACATCGCTTGACACGCTTGCGGTTCCATTTGAACCGGGAGTGATAACGATGTTGCCTTTTCCTTCTTTCCAAGGAATCTGCATGCTCATTATGCGGCAGTCCAAGAAGTGTTAGACGTAACATTGACGGATACAGCAGATCCACTCTGAGGAATAATAATTTCCGTCGGAGAAACAGACAATGTAGCATCACCGGCAGCCTGTTTGATAGCAATCTGAGCAGCCTGTCCTCCATTCGCTGTTACCTTTAAGGTTCTAACGGCCTCTTCGATAGTATCGTTTTTAGGAAATTCCAACTCGATAGAGAAAGGAAATTCCGCAGTAGCCCCCGGGTCACCGGTAATAGTAGCCGCATTGTTAGTCTGAGTTCCATTCGCGCTATACTTTGTAGGCAACGTTACATCTGTTACGCTTCCCGCCCACGCAAACGTCAATTTCGAAGAGTTTGTTTTACCCTCGACGGTCACTGTTCCTGCTGTTTTAGGAGCAGACATCTCAGAACCATTATCAAAGGAAGCAAACTCAGACTTCGGTGACTGAGTTACCTTATAGGTCGAAGGAGTGGATACACCGACACCGGTCACCGTTACTGTTCCTGTACGGGCAGTACGCCCTGTGTGAGCGTCTGCGCTATTTGCAATTGTCCCGTTACCTGATCCGGTAGACGGATTTAACTTTAACCAACTAGGTTTTGCCATAATACAAAATTTAAATAAAACAATTCAATTAACTATATCATTCTTCTCGCACAGCATGCCATACCACATTGGACAACACATCGACATTATCCTCAAAGTTGTTCGAAGGCATCAGCCATATGTAATCAGGGTCAACTTTTAAATAAGCCTGTTTACCAACATCACAGACAACCCCTATCGACACCTTCATGCCCGTTGCCGAAGCGGAAACCTTCATCTCATCCGCTTTGGCCGAGACATTTCCAATGCCCTTGACAGCCTCGATATGTACAGATATGCATCCCATTTTACACTGTCTTTATACCGGTATTCATCTTATCTACCTCTACTCTTGTTCCGCCTTCATAGTCGGAGTCAGGAAGGTAAGCCGTAGTCTCCAGCCAGATTTCCCCCGATCCGATTATCTTTGTGTCTATGTAGCAGGTGTAGCTATTCTCATTGACGCGGATCATCTCAGACTTCTTTATTATCTGTGACGCATTCGAACAGTAATAGACAAAGAAGCGGCATGAGAAGTCTATATCGTCCATCGTCAATCCAGAAGGAAGGTCGATGGAGATGACTGTTTTAATTATCGTTCCTTTTACTCGCATATATGTTATTTTTTTAAGTCTATTTTCATAAGTTATTATATTATGCCGTTTTATTCCTTCCTATAACTACGACCTCAAATGCACTATTAATCCATCCCTGGTCTTTATGAAATGTCTTTACTGTAAAAGTATTGGACTGTTTATCGGATATTATACAAATAGTCCAATTTTCATTTACCCCTGTAGCTATTATAAAATAATCAGTATGATTTAAATCGTGCCGAAAGACATAGTTACCTGTATCCGTCCTGCTGACACTCATATAACACCCATCCCCCCATCTGTTTGATATACCACCTGCTCCTGTGATGCGTCCAGCCCATAACGCTCCCGGAGCATTCCATTTTTCGCCTTTTCTCTGAATAAATTCATGCGATCCAGCGCTTGAAATCGCATTAGATGCTCCATTACCAAGAATACTTAATACGTCTTTACCCGAACCTCCACTAAGACTCACAGCAGATCCTTTGTCATTTCTTACTGAAAGTAGCGCAGCAGCAGGATTTCTCATTCCATACTCATTTATGCGAAGGAAATGAACACCATCCTCTTCAATTAAGATTGATCCATTCTCATTTAGAGAAGAAAGCGCATCACCCTCAATTTTAAAGCCCGCTATTTTCCCACCATCGGCCTCAATAGTTCCTTTGAATATGTACTTCTTAGTTAACGGATCAAGTTCAAAGACTATCTCATTATCAACCAGTGCGAAAATTCCGGTACGCTTTTCTCCGTCAACTGTGATACAATCTCGACCAATAGCAACTCCGGTCAGTTTACCATTGCTATCCTTCGTACCAGAAAACATCTTTGGGGATACGATATACTCCCCGTCAATCTCTGTCTTATTATTATTCCATTGTTCGACCCAAGGGAGTAGATTCGCGTCTTTTCCGTCCTCTCCCGGAATACCAGGTTCACCCGGTTTACCATCCTTCCCGTAATGACCAAAGAGACGATAGTTCTTATACTCTCCCCACTTTCCATCTTGCAGAGTACGCTCACAAGTGTACTCATAAGGATAAGTTTCCGATGCTCCACGAGGATTATCCACCCACCAGAGCACATCTTCCCAGTATGTTTCATTAGTCGGAACAATCCCCGAATGCGCCTGAATAGCTACCTTGTATACATCATTGTATTTTACTATGTTACCTGCCGAATAGAATTTTGAGCTACTGTATTCAGGAGCATCACCAATGTATTCGTTAACATATTCGTTGGATGCCGGAAGGTCAATAACATTACGCTTAGACTTTGCAAGCAGGTAAACCTGCTCCTCGGTCTTGGAGTCCGTTGGGAATATGACAGGTTCGCTCCAGGAAGGAGTTGTTTTACCATCAATCACTGCAGTGGAATACCAACAGGTAGTAGGATCGAGCATACGAAACTTGACTCTGTCCTCGTTACTACTTGTGCTGCTGTCTTTCGTGTATACAATTTCAACAAAGTGACTGCCGGCTGTAGGCACTGCAATATCCACCACCGCATTGGTTACTCCACTTCCCTCCCAGGCATGTTCGTTGGAACTGCTATATGATGTATCAAGGGCTTCTACGATACCTTTGTCGTAGTTCTGCTCAGATGATACATCAATCTCTATATGTATCATCTGATTAGCTCTTCTTGTCGTAAACGACACTCTTTGCTTGTATGTCGAGGAATGAGATGTAGGAGATGGAGAGACATAGTAATCACCGTCTTTTGTAAAGTTACCCGAATAAGAGAAGGTAATATCCTCCCGATCCGGAGAAAGGGACCATCCTGCCGGATTTGTACCGGTAGGCGTAGCAGGCTTTCCGAAAGCATACTTATACCGTAGCTCCGTATATTTACCCGGTAATCCCTTGAATCGTATAGGATCACCCCATGTGCCGGAAGAAGCGCTTGAAGCGACCTTCTGAGAAATCCAGACAACATCTTTTGTTGCGTTAGTGTGCCATCCTCCGCTTGTCCCGCTTCCGGTCGGACGGGATGGTTCATCTTCGCTGTCATGGTATGTAATGAAAACACTCAGGCCATCCGTGCCGTCAGTACCATCTGTTCCGTCCTGACCGTCCGCAACCATCAACTCCCAAGCGGCGCCGTTATAGATATAGACGATACCATTACTGGTATTGCGATAAGCCCAGTTTTTTTGAGGATTGGCAGGAGCGCTTGATAAATCCCCTTTCCACGTAATACTGAGCCCGTCTTTACCATCTTCACCATTTATACCGTCAAGCCCCTTCTTCCCGTCTGAGACAACAGCAATCGTTTCGCGGTCGATCAGTACTACTCCCGATGTTTCATTGTAAAGCCGGAACTGTATCTTATCTGTTATCCCGGAGACGGATATTTGCTTATCCGGAGTATAGCTAGTCGCATTTCCTGAGTCTATAATATAATCCATTGAGTAGCCAACTGGCAGAGAGGATACGACAGTAGAAGCTCCGTCGGTCTTCATCACCCGGCAGGATATATTCGAGACATCACTGTTCCCGTCAGCATCTCTCTTTATGATATTGGTCGATGGCTGAAGCGAGTAAATGACCGCGTTCTGACCATTTGTTCCGTCAGTCCCATCCTCTCCATTCTCCCCCGGCTTCACTTTGTTTATCGATAAATGCAGGGTACGTTCATACTGAGAACCTTTGTATGTTACCCGTCCCGTTATGGGTATACGAATTACATCAGCCACCGCAGCAGTAATAGCTGTTACCTTAACTATCCCTGTGCTACGATCAGCCGTTGCTGTCACGCCTGTGATGCTGCCTACAGAAAGAGAATCAAGAGGAAGCTCGGTTGTTCCGTAGAACATAGAGAATGTTGTTGTGACAGGTAAACCGAATACCACCGTCCCGTCCAGAGAGCAAGCTACAGACTGCATTTCATCGTCAAGATCAGCAGAGATGCTTCCTTCTCCGTCAAGACCATTCTTACCATCCTCAGTCATCACATACCATGCGCCATCCTGGTATACGTAGCATTTCTTGTCGGTAGTATTACGATACCAGTATCCGTTCTGAGGATTTGCCGGAGCAGAAGAGAATTCCCCCATAAAAATGAGGCTTGTACCGTCTTTGCCGTCAGTACCATTCGTACCGTCTTGCCCGTCTTTACCCGGTTCGCCCTTGAGATTTTCCTTTGTTTCCTCGTCCAGATTATCCCACGTTAAGACCACTCCCTTCATGGAGCACACATATTTTTTTTTCGATGCGTCCCAATACCACGAAATGGCACCTCCGGCTATGTGACCGGATTTATCTGTAGCAAATCGGGCTGATCCGTCTCCAAACTCAGCAGTACCGTCCGGATAGATACAGTAAACGACATGCCCTTTAGAGTCTGTACCTTTGATCATACCATTTTCGCAATAGAAACCCTTAAGCCCGTCTGTTCCGGGAATATCACCGCCCATACGGATTTTCGTACAACCGGCAAAACTCTTGCTGTTGATACCAAACAGAATATCGATTGCAGGCTGTCCACCTTCATCGGCATGCAGATAGATCGCACTCTGACGATTTACATTCTTCGAGTTACCGAACTGGACAATCTCATCACTGACAACCGGAGTAGTCATACCCGACAATGCCGGATCAACAGCCTCCATGCCGTCTGTGTAACCTATACCGCCGGTGAACTCACTGACAGGTATGACGATTGTATCAACACCGTCAATCTTGCGTATTTCGGCTATCTCGACCCAATAGCCTTTAAGGGTACCATTCGTCCAATCCTGGCACCGGATGAAATCGTGTGCGACAAAAGACATCTCATCCTCTATGGTGACCAGCCAGTTTTGTCCGGACTCATCCAGCGTGGCAGTCTTTATACGACCGCATGCCTGAGTGATACCCAGTGCACCCTTCACCGCGCGGATCTTCTGAATAAGAAGCTCAAAAACGACCATTGTTTCGCGAACAACAAGACTGTCTATCTCCAGCTTCCATTTGCCCTTGATATACTCCCACAGCTTCCATCCATGACCGGCAAATCCGGACACGAAGTCTTCGACGTATTCCTTTACGCCGTTCGACAACTTACGTCCTGTCGCTTTCACAGAACAAAGAAATCCGTAGAACTTACCGTTACTTAGTATTGCCATATTATTCTAATTCTTCAATCAATGAATCTTCAACTTCTTCTATCAATTCTCCGCCACGAACTACAAGGCCACCGTTAGCTGCAGAAAATCCTTCCGACACAAATCCCTTACCGAAAGTTATCAATCCTTCTGCTTTGTCATCTTCAATGCTGCTAAGGGAGCGACGTTCAATCTCATCAATAATTCTTTTTGCCGAAAATGTATTGCGATCCGTAGGAACAGTCTTGTCATTCAAACCGATGAGATATATACTCGTTCCTCCACTTCCTGACACAGAACCGGTATATGCCTGTCCCTTGTATGTAAGAGAATCAAGTTTGCTTTCTATCTCGCCTATACGCGAATATGAGGCAGTCTCTCCAACCGTATAAATTGGATGATCGTAAGGAATATCCAGCGGCCACTCAAAACCAATTATTCTGGATTGTCTGCTTTTAGGAAAGAAAGCCTTATTGATCAGGTTAACTTTGTCTCCCACCTCATAGGTGATAATATTCTCATTATTATAGATGAACTCAGGGTCCATATCACAATCGTAGGTGGAAGGATCAATCATAGACTTTTTGACATAGTCTTTTGCCTTTTTCAATAACTCATCTTCGGCCTCCGGAATCAATTCTTCTGAGACATAAGCCGTATCAAAACCATAAAGAACATATGTGTCAGAATCAGCAGGAAACAAAATGTCATCAGGAAGGTAACGGCCGTAATCCTCATTACGCACAATTTCGAAAGTGGTACCGGAATCATCACTCTCCTGCAGAAGTAACTCAAAGTCCAGGCCGGCGAGTTTGCCCGTCTGAAAGGTCAAGCGGAAACTTTCTCCGTCCAGCCGGAAGTCATTTGTAAAATTCTTCAACCCTGCATCCTTGAACGTATAGATACGATACTTGTCTCCGGTTGGATTGTCGTCCTCGTCAAGTTCATCTTCCTCCCGGTATGTTACATTTGATAATGTGCCGACATATTTGGGATGTTCATCTTCAAAGATGACAATTCCCTCTACAGCTTCTTCCTGCGACATCTCCACATTATTATTGTCATCATAATGAGTTTCACCAATGTATATACGTTCTCCAGTAGGACTATAACGGTAAGCATCCACATAAGGAACTTCCTCCGGGAGCATAAGACGTTTCTGGACCACACCATTTAAAGTAAGCTCCTTGTCATCTTTGCTAAAGTAGCTGTCAGGAACCTTTCCCTTAATGATGTTGTCAATTGTATATCTATCACCGAGCGAGGCCGTTACTCCGCTAGGCAATTGTATTACGTTAGCGGAATCACCGATTAAATGGTCCGGATTATATACACAGGAGAATGTCTTACCCGAATTTAGTCCGGAAAGAAAGGTCACTGTAGCATCTGCCGACGATCCTTTGAATAGAGTTATATCATACGAAACATAAGCCGAGAAAGAATCATTCAGAATAGAGGATTCACGGGATGGGACATGTGCGTATATCCTGATCTTTAAATCAGTAGCATTCCCTTCAATCTGCAAAGAAGAAGCGACAGCAAACACAGCAGAGACTTCGTACTGCTGCTCTTGGGATAAGGTAACCGTTTGATTACCTATAGAAACTTCTTTAGTTACACCAGATAATTTATAGACATAAGATGCCCTCAAAACATAATCACCGGCAGGAAGAAAAGAACGTCCTGATCCGATTGAAGGAATAACCGTGGATACATTAATTGATATGCCTTCTCCTGATGAAACCTTATAATCTCCTGCAGGTAACGAAGTTACGATATCAGTGTCATGCGTCCATTCTACATAAGATGCAGTAAAACTGCCACTACCTATACTTTCCTTTACCGGATACTCTTCTTTGTGAACGACGCGACTTGGGAAATACTTTACATCAAGCGGTCTTGCCGTATCGGATATTTCCCTACCGTTTGCCTGCTTGACATCAAAAATAAGATTCTTACGGTAAGTAGAAGGAATGTTTCGCGTTGAACCAAAGGCATAAACACGAGTAGCGAAAACCGTCTGACTATCGCTACGCTGCATGGAGCTTACGTTTACATCCTCAGTATCTGTCAAATCTCCGGCCTTGAAATCTACGGGAGAGCTGTATTCGCAACGTCCGAAATGAATTGTCTTATCAGTTATCCACCATTCACACTCCCATGTCTCCGCCATTTGGGTAAGGGCATCAATCAGGTTTACGCTATCATACGAAACGAGCTTGGAAGTGTTTTCAACCGTAGTGTCAATCTCATATTTAAAATCCTCTTCTCTATATTTGTATCCGAGTGATTTCAGGTTATCAAGGAAGACTTTAAGATGAACGTCAAGAGTGGCTGTCAGGTTCCAGCTCGCCTCGCGACCGGTACTCTCCGGAGTATAGAAAAACTTCTTGTTTTTCCACTTCCAGTAGTAGGCGTCCAGCCGGAGTTCGTAATCATAACCACCGGTTGTAGAATTATAGGTGGGCTTGTACAAGTCTACAAGCTCAAACATGCCAATTTCGTTATCTATACCATCTCCTAGTTGAAAGTAGATAGGATCTGCAAGAGAAAACTTCAAAGTTATATAGTCTTCCTTCATCAGAAGAAAGTGCCGCTTTGATCCTTCGTTGATAGAAGTAGAAAAACGAATGTTGCCGGATATGTCTTTGATGTCTATCATAAGTTTCGTATACCTTCATACGATGTTTGATACAAAAATACAAAAAATGACATTAAAAGTGTCATTCTAATCGTTAATATTTCTATCCATAGGATTAGGTTCTACTATCTTTAATGAAAAGTGGGCGATTCCCCTCATAAACTGAGTAAATTGATTGCATGAAAGATATATTGTGCGATAAACTATATTAGGCTGATATTTAGACCTAATATTTAATACACCAGTAGCCAATTCCTGACAGAAGCTATCATACTTTTCAAAAAACTCATCTTCATTTTTAGCAGTGAGATTAATGGTTAAGGTGAGACTACGCTCATCTACTTTTGGGGTAGCGGCTATTACACGCTTGCCATGTTCTAGTCTTGATTTATTCTCTATAAACTCTTTATTAGGAGGAGGAGTCATCAATGCTGATAAAGAAGATGTATCCATACTGATTCCCCAATTATCATAGGAATCTTTATTGTTTATAAAAAGTTCACCTTTGGGCATATTATATATATTTTACAGTTTAGAATTAGCGAGTAGAGAGTCCTTTAGTATTAATTCTTACTTCGGATATATCAGTCTTTATATCATTTAGCAATTTCGTATATTTGGCAATATCATCTAAATAACTATTTGTTATGACATGCTGGGTTAAAATGTTGTTGAGCACTTCATTTCCAACAGACGATATACTTGTGAGAGAGTTTATCCCCATAACGACAGCTATCATTTGATTCTTGATTTCTTCACCAGCGATCTGAAGGGCTGTGAAACGACCGATCAACTCTCCGGCATCCTCATGTGTCATTTCGGTGCCAAAGCCTTTCTTGGAAGATTCCTGAGAAGAAGCAGAAGATGTCCACCCAAAAACTTCTGCCATAGCATCACGTTCTGCGATCATCTCTTCAGCCAACGCTTGTTGCGCTTTTCTCAACTCATCCGCTTCTGAAGATGTTAAATCAAAAATACCATCTCCATTGCTGTCAGATTTATTCGCCCAGTCATCATACAAGGCCTCTATCTTATTTCTATACTTATTAGCTATAAGATTAGAAAGTATTGCATTTTTAAGATAATTCTCAAAATCATCTGCAAAATCCTTACTATCCTTATCCATGTCGGATAAAGTAGACACGAAATTGTCATAAAAAGAATCAAAAGAGACACCGGTCATAGTTTCTTTCAGTTGCTCTTTCATATTTTCAATTTCCTCGTTGCAGTCGATTATATCCTGCAAATATCCCTTTACATCGTCATCCAATTTAGCCCAGAAAGTAGGAGCATCCTCTTGCAATTTAGATAATTGTTCTGCCGTCAAACTGAACAAACCTGTTAACCTTCCGCCAATGGCATCTGGATCTATCCCTATTGATTGAGCAAATTCATCCCATTGTCTCCACCCCTCATTGCTCATACTTTTACGAATTCTCACTCCAATAGAATGAGAACCTGCAGAAGCACCACTATTTAGCCTTTCTATACCTAGTTCTATATTGCTTTGTAGTTTCTTTCCAATTAGGTCTATGGCTTCCTCTCCTGCTTTACGCGCTTCATCACCATAAGACATATCTATGTATTCTTTTTTCTTATCAATTAACTCATCCCATATTTCATTTAACTTGTTATACTCATCAACCATTTCATTGTAACGAGAATAGTCAGCACCACCAAAACCGAATAATCCGGCAATAGTATTCCCAACGCCTGCCAAAACGCTAACTGCACCTGTGATAGCACTAAAAGGTTTGGTTAAGTCTATTCGTTCCAGCCCACTCATTACCTGCCCTATACCATCCAAAGTCTTACTTATGGCTTCTGGAACCTTTACCCCAAAGTTTTCAAGCATTCCAACAACGTCATTGCCAGCATTTACAACCTCCATACCTTTTTGCCCGATAGAATTTGCCGCTTGAGTTAACTTAGACAAGGCTTGTTGTCTGTTAGATTGAGCAGCGGCCAAGTTATTTTCTGCTTGGGTAAGAGTCAGTAATCTAGTAGTTAATTTTCCGTTCTCATCGGTATATACTTTAGTTATTACCTCTCCTCCCTGAATAACAGTATTTAAATCCTCTTGAGCCTTGATTACCGCAGATGTAGCATTACGATAATTATCTGCACTATTTTTCAGTTCTCCCAAGGGATTACGTACTGTTATTTTTAGATCAATTTCTTTGAAGGCATCTTGCAACGCTTTAAGATCAGTAGGTTTTATATCTTTAGCTGCTTTATTTATAACCTCTTTCAGGTTATCACGCATCTTAACCAGTGCCTCGGTAGACTGAGCATCAAGGTTTCCGAATATGTTTGCAAAATTGATAGATGATTTTAGTTCTTCAAAGCTAACTTCCTTCAGTTTATTTTCTTTCTCTTTTTCCAAGGACTTCTTAGCGCCCTTGGTGGTAGCTTCACTGATTTTAAAGTTATATTCTTCGTTTATGGCAGCTTTTTTTTGTTGAAATGTACCATATTCTTTAAGATATTCATTCCAGTATTTCATTTCTTCCTGATAAGGATAAATATCTTGTCGTAGAATAGTATTATTCAAAATTTTATCAAAAGCGGCCGTATCTACTTTCACTGTAGACGGATCAAACGTTCTCTTCTTATAGTACTTAGTCTGCTTCGCCCGCAAATTTTCCTGTTCATCAAAAGCCTTTCGCTGAAGCTTGATCTCCGTTCGGATATAATCTTCCCGTTGACGTTCTAAGTCTTGTATCTCCTTCTTGTTATCCAATTCACGTTGTGCACGAATCTTGGCTTCTCCCTCTGCCATAGCGTCAATACGAGACTGGGTAAGTTGATTCTCCAGATCTTGTTCCTTGCGCTTCCTTTCGGTTGTTTGCTTGTCTAATAGTTCGGAGATTTTCTTTTGCTGGTCTATGATGGAGTTATAATTATTGATTGTCTTAGAGTCCGAATACTTATCTATTTGTTTTTGCGCTTCTTGTATTTGTTTAGTATATTTATTCCATTCATCGGAATTCTTTTTAGAAACGTCCAAAGTATTTCGGGCATCTTCAGCTTCTTTCTTCTTCCCTTCCCAATATTCCTTATTGTAGACAGTAGGCTTGTTAGCATCCTTTTTAGCTTGTTCGTCTGCTTTCTCAAAATCATCTAAAGCTTTAGTATAAATTTCAAGTTCTTTTCTTGCAGCAGATAAATCTTCTTTCAATGCCCCCGTATACCCTCCTCTATTATCAGTTTTAATTATACTGTTTTCCAGACCTTGTATTTTTTGTTGAGACATTACAACCTTAGTCTTTAAGCCAATACGTTGCCGCCTTAAAAGTTCATCGGTCTCAAGTTTTATAAGCTCCGCATTTGTTTTTCGTTTTGCAGTTTCCCAATCCATATTTTGGAACACTTCAGGCATTAAACGCTGCAATTGGCGATATGCAATAAAACGTTCTTCTATAGATTTGGATTCATTACTTAAAATATTTGACAGTTCACTCGCTTTATTTTTTAACCCTTCATAATAACCTTCTTGCGCTTCAAGTGCTTCGTTTGTTTTGCGAACAGCTCTTTCTGTTTCAGTCTCTGCTGTGGCAAGTTTATAAATGCCATAAGCCAATCCAGCAATAGCAGCTGCAGCCAATACATACGGATTCTTTAGCATTGATAAATTCAAAGCGTCTTGAGCTTTTTTAGTTAAGACTAACCATCCATAGTGAACAGCTTCTTTGGTTGTCAAAGCTGTAATCCCTGATGCTTGTAAAGCTTGCAAAGAACTAGTAACCATTAGGGCGGTGCGATATGCTCCATAGGTTCCTACGATTTCTAACAGTACTCGTCCCACTTTCTCATAGTTTTCAACTAGATAGGAAACTCCAGATAAAGCATCGTTAATGATACCTTCATTGGCTTTTCCTATTTCATTAAACATGGTAGCAATAGCATCCTCAATATTAGAGATTTGCCCAGTAATTGTCTTTGACTGTTCTTGCATAAGATTGTAGAACATTCCGCCTTCATTAGTAAGTGACATGATAACCTTTTGAACTTCCGGGAAACCAACCTTTCCGGCTTCAACAAGTCCCTTAACTTCATTTTCCGCAACATTAAATTGCTTTGCTAGTTCGCGAATCATAGGTATACCACGGCCAGTAAACTGATTGAGGTCTTGGGTATATAAACGACCTTGGGTCATTGTAGTACCATAAAGATAAACGATATCTCCAAGAGGTTGGGATAAACCGGCAGCAATATTACCCAAACGTATCAAATCGTCATTAACATTTTCTACATTTTCCCCATAAGCAAGGAGTTGTTTAGCTCCATTAGCAACTCCCTGTAAATCAAATGGTGTAGTAGCCGCAGTCTTTACCAGTTGTTGCATAAGAGCATTTGCTTTTTCTTCACTGCCTAACATCGTCTTAAATGCGACTTCCAACTGTTGAAACTCACCGCGAACTTGAGCAATATTTGAAATCAACTCTTTCGCTGTAAATCCTGCTCCAAAAGCAGCAGCAGCTTTAGTCATACGGTTAAATAGATCTTCAATACTTAACCCACTTTGTTCTATTTGTTTAGAAGTGTTTCTTACTCCATTCTCACATTCATGTAATTTGCGTATGAAGTTGGAGTTATCGCCAGTGATATCAAAGTGTAATCCAGCCATAAGTCTTTTCGATAGAAATAGTTCCGTGCAACATTACACGGCAATACAAAGATAACAAAAATGGCGCAGTTAGTGCCACTATTATAAGAAAAACATATTTAATACATTATTTTTTTATCTTTAATTTTGTTTGTATTGTTATATAAAATATATTTGTACAAACGTTATTGTAAAACTGTAAAAATATGGATTTCAAGGATCAAATTTTACAACTGTCAGACCGCATAAAAAAACAAAAAGATAGCATATCTACAGAAGAAGCCACAAAAAATGCTTTCATAATGCCATTGATAGCTTCTTTAGGTTATGACGTCTTTAATCCTTTCGAAGTTGTTCCGGAAATGGACTGTGACTTAATCAAAAAGAAGGGAGAAAAGATTGACTATGCTATAATGAAGGACAAAAACCCGATATTTCTTATAGAGTGTAAGCATTGCAAACAAGACTTGAATCTGCATGACACCCAACTACAAAAATATTTCGTAGCCTCTAAGTCTCGCTTTGGAGTCCTCACCAATGGCATAGAATACCGTTTCTATACCGATTTGGAGAAGGTTAACATTATGGATGAAAGGCCATTCTTAGTTGTAAATATGCTAGATCTGTCTGATGCAGACATAGAACAGCTGAAAAAATTCCACAAATCTTATTACAATGAAAACAATGTACTTAGCACAGCAAATGAATTAAAATACACAACGGAGATAAAGGAAATTTTCAACAAAGAAATACAATCTCCTACATCTGATTTTGTTAGATTCTTTGCAAAACAAATATACACAACCGGGCAAATCACACAAAAGGTAGTTGAAATGTTCACCCCGCTTGTAAAAAAGTCAATGTCTATGGTAATAAATGATATCATAGCTGAAAGGCTTAATACAGCAATGAAAAATGACGAACAGGTTGAAGACACAACTAATATTTCTAGTAATTTACCTAATTCTCCCAAAGAAAATACAGAAAACAAACTACCTGAAGGGATAGTTTATATGGATAAAGAAGCAGGGATTATCACCACACAAGAGGAAATGGATGCTTATAATATCGTGAGAAGCATACTTAGGCGTAGTGTAGACGCTTCACGGATTACATATAAAGACTATAAGACTTATTTCGTTATAAGTTTAGACAACAGTCAATGGTATTGGATATGTCGTATTTCTATTGGAGCAAGAAAGAAGCAAATAGGAATACCAGTAAACAAATACAAAAGCTGCGACTGGATTCAGATTGATAGCATAGATGATATATTCAAATATGCGGATAGACTTGAAGAATCAATTAAAATGGCAATAGAAAAGTTGTAAAAATAAAAACTCAATAATTATGAAGAAGAATATTTTATTATTACTGGCGGTGTTTATTTATTCAATAATGGGATTTGCTCAAGAAAAGAAAGAAGTTATCATTAAAGCTGGTACTGTTGTTCCTTTGGAAGCCATAAGTAATGTTAGAGCCTCTCAAGTACATGAAGGGCAGAATATCGATTTTAAAGTTTCTAGGGATGTTATTGTAGATAAAATAGTAGCTATTCCTGCTGGAACTATAGCTAAGGGAATAGTATATGAAGCAAAAAGATCGTCATGGTTTGGAACTAAAGGAAGATTAGGTATTAAACTACGTTATTTAACTCTTTCATCCGGAGATAATGTAAACTTCTCATCTTCTGAAGTTTATATTACTGGGAAAAATCGTACTCCTCTATCAGTAGTAATCTTTTGTTTCACATGTCTTCCTCTTCCTTGTGGATCTAAAGCTGAAATGAAAATTGGTTATGAGTTTGATGCATCAGTAGCTAACAATACTACAATAACTTTAGAGTAATTATTAAAAAATTGTTCAGTTTTACCTATAAATCACGAGGATTTTTGTATAACCCCCGTGATTTTTTTATCCCTAATTTTTAAAATTGTTCTATTCTTCGTATTTAATCCCATCTCATAGCTTTTATCTTTTCCATGTTTTTCGGATCGTCTGCATTGACAAATGTCCTGTCATTGGAAATACGGGCTTCTTTCTTTTCTTCGTCAGTAAGATATACGGAAGTAATAGCATCTGCCATCAACATTTGAAGGAATGAAAAACTAATTTCCCATACAATCTGCTGTGGAGTCATGTTGAGTTTTTCACATGCTGGTAATATTAGAGAACCAAATACGCTTTTACCGCCAAAAGTGATGGAATTGCCTTTCTTGTTTTTTATCATTGAAACTTTAGATAGTTCTTTACGTTCCCGGTCAATTCCGAAATATTTGATAAACTCATCCGTGTTATCTTTAGTAAGAACCATAACAAGAAGTTGCGCCATTTCTTCATTTGAAAGATTTTTCCTCAAAAACTGGCATCTACTATTTACAATTCTGTTATTAAATAGTTCTTCTTTCTTGTTGAGCGTATGGTAAGATAATAGCTGGCAAACAGTCTCTTTTTTTTCTTGGCATAATCTTAATGCTTCCATATATGGGTTTGCTTTAATAATATCAGCCTTCATATCAAGGCTTTCAATGAGCCTTGAAAGTAGATATGTTTTACCTAATGTTATTGGATATAGATAAAAATGTCGCTTATTAACCCGAAAACCGTATGGCCTTTCCATTATGGTATCAGCAATATTCATTTCTATTATTTTTCGATCTTCAATCATATACTATTACCTTTTAGAAAACAAATTGGCTATCTTCACAGACCACCAATTTCAGATTTGAACAAAAAGACCTAGAGCGGACTGATGGACCTGCACCATCCCCTTCACTCTGGTAGAGCGACGCACGCCTGTGTGTGCTTAATCCGCAAGTGTGCATCTATAAAGCAGATGCACAAAGGTTTAAACTATATCTATTGTAAATTATCCGCCTATGCCGGAATTGGGGGCGACTTCAAACTTGTCTCCATCACCGTCTTCGTCGTCCGGGTCACACTCTATTTTTGTAATAGGTGATCCTGTTGTAGGAGTAACAATAATTTTACCCCATTGAACTTGTTTCTTTTCAGCGGCATATTTTAAAGCGTCAAATGTATATGCCCACACACCACCATCTGCACTAGTAAACGTATCTTCAACTGACACTGTTGTCTTTTCCATACAAAATCCAGGAACTTCGGGATCTTCCGGTTGTAGTGCAACAGCATAATTGTGAGCAACTACGCCATCACTGTCGTTGATAGGTCTTTTGCGGCCTTTTGCTGCACGTATGTTGAGTACAAGGGCATAGGTGTTTTTACCATACTTGACATCTTCATTTTCTCCACCTTCAATTTTGGCTTCTTGTTTGTCGCCTTTTGTTGTTGTCAACTGTGTGGAATCTTCCACGGGTGTAGGAAGCTCTTCCCATTTGGGCGAAGAAGCATCCAAGTCTTTTACGAAAATTCGGGGTTTACCCCATCCGATTACTGCCATAGTTCTATATCACTTAATATAGTTAATACTTATTCGTTATTTATCTCAATGTACAATTTGTTATTAATGAAATGTTCTGTATGTCCGTCCTCAAAAGGTGTATTTGTAGGACTGGTTTTTTGGCTACATTTTGATGGGGTTGTGTGGTATTCATCTTTTCGTATGGAGATAAGGAATTTGCATAATTCACACAGCTTACCTACGCGTAGAGTATCTTTTTCCCACGCCTTTGTTTCCGAATTCCATAAATCACGGACATACACATTGACATTAACATAAGCTCTTTGGATTTGGCCACATCCTTCATTGGCAAGTACAGATATAACAATATCCTCTTTGTCTGACTTGTTTGGTCTTCCTCTATCACTTAATTTGCCGGTAACATTCCTTTCAAGGTCTGTGCCCTTAATTTTGTGATAGACAAACTTAGCTATTTCAATGTCTGATTTCATTATTTAGCAATCTGTCTTTTTAGTTTCTCAAGCATCTTGGGAACTTGGTCCATCGCCCACAATTCCGTTGATGCAAGTACGTCCTTATTATCCTTCCTTTCCACATATTCAGCATAGTTCATTCCTGCGACTATAACAAGCACATAGTCATTAGGATACCTCTTTACAAGTTCCTTGGCCAAGTTTTTACCTACACTTACGCCTTCCGAGCCTTGCTTTATCTGATTGAAGTCTGAGTATTGGATAATATTACCGTTATAAGCTATTACATAGCCAACTGAACTTCGCAGGTTACCGGACTGATCATACCAACTTTTATTACCTTCTCTGTCACGTACTCGTGAAACACATTGTTCCCCAAGGTAAGACAAAGCGCGTATTGTTAGCCTTTCAACCCGATTTGCTTCTTTCATAAGAACCTTATGAATTTCATCCAGCTTGGTAGTCATTCTTATGCCCATAATACTAAACCCAAATTTTGCACTGAAGTTGGTAACGATGGAAACCTTTTACTTCAAATTCCCTTTCAATTCCTCCGAGAAGACTTATCTTAACCCTGTCACCAATAGTAAAGGTTTGACAATTGCTTGGAAGACATACCGTATATGAATAGCTTCTTACAACACCATCCTCAAACTCTCTTTCTTCCGCCTTCCCAGAAGGCACGGCATCACAAGGAATTGAGCCTTTCCATTCAGATGAACCTGGATGATAATTTCCATTTTCATCTTCATAGCCAGAACTAGATACAAGGTACTGCAAACGGTGAGGTTTTCTATTCAATACAGCCATTTCTACGACAAGCAATCACCTACATATACCTTTGGCTTTGGTTCCAATTCTACCGAAGATTCACCAATGGTATCGTAGATGGAGTTAACATGCAACAGTATTAGTTTCTTGTCTTTATCAGACAAAGCCCCGAAGGACTTGTCTGCTTCAGAGAAATTGATAGCCTGAACCAAAGACCAAAGACAATCAGCTAGAGCTCCCTGATATTCGTTGGAATGAGATATGTCATAATTAAACTCATCATCGCCATTGAGATTACGTTTAATCATCACATTCTCTACAAAACCGATAGGGATCGGATAATGTATTTCGTCTATGAGGGCTTGCTGAATTGTCTTCATGACTTACGATGCTTTATGAGATTCAACCGCCTTTTTCAATGCTTCTTCGTCTGCGTCACTCAATCTGTTGACTGCTGCGATTAGCTTATCATCGGAAACGGTGGAAGTCAGGTTCTTGCCTGCAATCTTGTTATATTCCGTCACAAACTCCGGCTTTTTGTAAGTTGCTCCCCAAATTGTAATTTTGACATCAGTGGTATCCTTCTCTTCTTCTGTAGTGTTTACAGTTTGGGCTTCCAGTATATCCAAAGAATAGATTTGGTCTACGTTTTCGATAACCGGCAAACAAATAGCCTGTCCGTTTGTAAATTCCTGTAACGGATCTGTCTTAGAGTAACGGCTGATCAACTTGTATTCATCAACGGTAGTATATTCCACCCCATTAACAGGATTAGTCGCTTCAGCCAAAGTTCCCCATACAAAAGAGCCTACATTATCAGCAGAAGGGAGAAATATCAATTTATTCGCGTTCCACGGTTTATAAGATACCCTTTTACCGTTCTTTTCATAAGTTACTGAACGGTCAATCTTCAGGAATGAGATACCGTTATATTGGTCAGAGAACGCTTCATCAAATAATGTAGAAGTAGGTACAGGCAGCTTAGTCTCATTATCAAAGGTTTGTCCTCGATAATTTGCGGCTAATTCTTTAGCCCATTGAGATTGACGCATTTTGTTATATGTAGATAAAGCCAGCATAATGACCGAAATACTGTTACCGTCATCATTAGCTTTGCTTATAACTCTCTCGATATCATCTCCTGTAACTTCCCCAGTAGTAACAACGCCAAAACTATGACCAGGTAAATAGCCGTATTTAACGCGCAAACCAAGGCCGGTGTTCTTATCATCATCATCTTCAACAACAATAACCCCATCAGAAAGCCCAGTAAGGAAATTAGCCTCATTTCTTTCGTCAATACCAACAGAACATGCGGCTCCGTCATCTGTTAAACGAGAGAAAATTCTATTTTTAAGAGATTTTTGCGCTTCTTCCGTAGTGGCATTAGATAAATGCGCTTTCATGATATTGATAGCGTTGATCTGAGTTTCTCTCAAAATTTTCTTAATACCAATTTTCGGCAATACTCCACTAGAACGAGCAATAGAGTCACGTTTCTTTGGAGACAAGGGAGAGTCCATAGCTACCATATCAGCAGCTACATATGTAGTGTTAGCAGATGTGCCTTCCCATTTTTGATCAGGAGAATATACCTTAGTAAGCATCGTTTTGTGAAGATAGGTCAAATTCTGGTTTGTTCCATTGATCTTTTCTTTCACATATAGACTCAATTTAGGCCATATTCTTCTTACAAATTCAATAAATAATGATTCATTCATATTTCACCTCCTTTTAATCGTGTAAAAAAGTTAGTTGTGGCAATGCCGTTTTTAATGCAGCCTTGATGCTGTCAATAGGATAAGGGCTTGCCACGTCATTCACTTCGCCAGCATACATGATACCAACGAATGGTTTATCGGCAGGCTTGGAACAAACAACAACACCAACATATTCATGATTCCCTGGCAATGATTCGTAGGCTGTACCTGCTGAATTAACAGGCATTGGCTTATAAGTATCATTTTCTGTATCGCGGATAACGATATGCCCGGCTTTGATTACAGACTGCTTAAATCCAGTCATGTCTAACGTCCGACCATTCATAATTCCGCCCAAATAGTTACGAATAACAATCGAATCCATTCCGGTTAAGATTGTTTCTTGTTCGTTGACTAAATCAGCTTTTGCACCCATTTTTAACTTGTTTTTGATTAAAGGCCTTTAGCCATTGCTATGACCTCTTCGTCAGTTAATACTTCATTTTTTTCTTGTTTCTTACTTCCCGCACCTGGAGGATTTCCTAAGCTGGAAAGTCCTGCATCAGCGCGTTCTTGGTTGTAAGATTTTAAATCTTCCTTAACTTCGGAATAGAATTCTTCAAACTCTTCATCATTTTCAAACTTCATTTTATTGAAGGATTTCAATGTGCGAGTACCGAATGTACCAGCATCTTTCAATAAGGATTCAAGTTTTTCTTTACGTGTAGTGGTAACTTTTTCACCTTTCAATGCTGCGATTTCGTCATTCAGTGTTTGTACTGTCTGAACTAAACCTTTAGCCCATTCCGGAGCATCATCATTCTTTCCTTTGTTTTTGGGATTTTTGGTGTTTGAACCAGCTTGACGTCTTTGATTATCCGAAGCTCCGTCGTCGTCATCGTCATCGTTGTCGTCGTCATCTGTTTCAGGGTGATTTTTCTTCCATTCATCAAGCAAGCGATTGGCTTGTGACTGGCCGAAAGGTAAGTAACGTAGTGCGGAGTCAATCTCTTTGTCAATTTCTGCATTTACGTCTTCATCTGAGGCATCATCTGCGGAAGTAAGGTTATCGGCAATCTTGGCAGCAATACCCTTTAATTCCCTTGAATTGAACCCTAGCGCCTTCGCTTTAAGTTTCAATTTTACAAACACTTGTTGTTTTCTGTCCATTGTACAATGTTTTAGTTACTAAAATAGCCTGCATAGCACGTATGCCAGCAGACTATTCGCTAGAACTTTACTAAACATTAGAGCAATGAGTCTTTACGACAAGTTCTGTGGCGTACGTCTTCATACGCATCTGCCACAAAGGTAGCAAAAGTGACATTAAAAGAGTCACTATCAACGTTAAACTTTCATAATAAACGCACGGCACGAAAGTAATCTTGTACTCCGTGCCGTGAAACTAAATGTAGTTGTACATCAGCGTTTATTCTTTGAGATACTTATAAGCCTTTAGGTATTTGTTTAATCTGTAAATATCTTTTTCTGTGAGTTCATTTAAGCGTGTTATATCCATGTTATCTTCTAAATCATGTAGTTTAACCTGCCTTCCTATAGGATTAAGCCTAGATCGTTTTATGAAATCTTCATAGCTTTCGTTTTCATTACGGGTAACTGAAAGTATAGCATCTACTATATTGCGAGGAAACCCTTCCATCAGTAAATATTCAGCTGTAACTTCGGTATCTTCCATCGTATCGTGCAACAAAGCAACAATTCTTTCTTCGTTAGTAGAACATCTATTTGCTACACGAATAGGATGAAAGATATAAGCCATTCCAGCTTTGTCAACTTGGTAAATATGTGCATCACTTGCTATTTGAAGAGCTTTTTCTAATAAAGTACTAGTATTCGTCATATTCTGATTTTGATATTTCTTTTCCTCCAAGAATTATATCGCAAACAGTCTCATTGGATTGAAGAATTTCTATCTCATTATGTCCATGATGTTTTATATATGATTTTGTCTGACCGTTATCGAGATATAAACGGATAACAGCTTCTTCAAAATCGTCAAGCAAATAAACTGTTGAGCCTAACTGTAATTTATTGTATAATTCCTTTTGGTTCATTTTTATATGTAAAGATAGTGATTTTTATTGGAAATGACTATAATATTTGATTGATTTTTCAGCTATTTCTTGCGCCTTTTTATCAGATTTATCTAATATTCGCCATTCTTCATGATATTTATGTCCTAATCCACCTTCCATGCCTGTTTGCTTTTGTATCTCTTCCCAGCGTTTTTCTCCAAGAATTCTTTTTGCATCTTCCGGCTTTTCTTTTGCATAAATCATTCGTTCTGTATTAACTTGAATTTCGGCAACTAATCCGTTAGATGTTTTGATATTGACTATATTTCCACTATATCCCATAAACGATTCCGGTTTTTGTCTTTTCAGTAGCATAAATAAATCGCTTTCAGACAGTTCGTTCAAGACTTGATCTATTTGTGATTTGGGAACTATAATTGTCGTCCTAACGGCGTCTCTTATATCGTATGGAGTTATACCTTCCGTTTTCACCTTTCTTGTTATTGATGAAATGCTTTTGTAATTGATTGGCGTTGCAAATCCTTTGTTCTTTTTAGCTATGAATTTTGCTAAACTTTGTACCTCATTCCCGACTAAAGAAGCACGATTAACAATCTCTTTAGCTGAATTCTCGGTATTTATATTTTGAACAATTGATTTGTTATCTCTCAAAAAATAAGGTAGGGTGTTTCTTTTCTGGGCTTTCTCGATTTTTTGACGGTTTTCGAGTACCCATTTTTTGAATTCGTCAGGAACATCCTTTACTTCATTTATACTTTCTGTGGAAACATCGCTCCGTCCATCCCATTCCCAGAATTCTTCTTCTGTTTTGAGGATAGGAACTTTATAACATAAATCATTCGGATGCCATCCTGTCCAGGTGAAGTCTTTAGGATATTTACCGGCAAGTGTATCACAAATGTCTCCATGTGGCATACGGCTATGGTGAGAAGAACTTAGTTTTATTTCATATCCGACTACGAAATCCATTTGTTTCCATCTTTCGTTTTCGGCTGCTCTATAAGACATGTTTATTTCTGAACGGGCTAGACGTATGGAACGATATTCACAATCTTGTATATGTTCAGCACTGCCATATCTGTCTTTGTAATCTTTTTGCAGTAATGGGAAATCAAGAAGATATTTACTTATTTGCTTACTCAACGTAACAGCACTGGTTCCTTTTTGAATAGCGCATGAGATCGCAGCCTCCAGTTCTTCTTTGTAGATCATAGATTGCTGCCAGAGTTTTGCAGATATATTGAATCCTTTATCTTTTCGATTCTGGAATGCTTTCAAAGCATCTGAATTTGTTTGATATAGTATTTTATATTTTTCTTTGTCAACTTGGGCGTTATATGCTTTTAGTACTTTGTTTACTATTAAATCCTGTGCTTCATTACTGTTCTTCCATTCTTCGGTAGTACCACGATAGATAGTTGCATTTATATCCTCTACAAAGTGCTTCTGTATATCGTCAATTTGCTTTTTAGTTTGAGGGTAGTCAGACCATTTAAACGGCTTATCACTATCTGAGAAATAATTAGTTAGTGAAACGGCTTTGGCTGCTTCCAAATTCAGGGTATCATATATCTGCTCAACTAGGGCTACATATTTGTTTAATCTCCTGTTGAGTTCTTGGTATTTTTTTTTCTGATTTGGAATCTTTGGCTTTGCCATTATTTTATATACTTTTTCTTATCCTTCTTGGTAGGGTAGAGATGATGTTTTACTATAATCTTACCACAAATAGGACAATCTTGTACGATGTATTCCACTGTAACTACTCTAGTATGCTTTTTCATATTTATTCCTCCGAAATTCTATCAGGTGCTGGCATTTCCAATAATCGGATAGCTTTAATTGTTTCCTTTCCCTCCAATATCGCTTTACATAAACGATGGTAGCCATCAGCAATTTGACCTACTTCGTCAAGAATAATAGGATATTCAAGAGAGCATTGATTCACCCGTTTGCATTGAAAAATGAAACTGTGAAGCTGATTGCATTCAAATGGTTCAGCTGTAAGGTCTATATTCCATAGTGGCATATCAAGAACCGGATATTCTTTTGCCTTAGCAAAATCGTAGAGTGTTTGAGCTTTCCATATCTTGTTTCCACGATGATATTCACTTTCAGCAAAAGTTATATTATCTATTGGAACTTTCATACTATTCTTTCTTGATATATACTTTGATTTCACCAGTAACATGTAGCTCATCACCAATTTTTTCAACGGAGTATTCTATTAGTTCCCTTTGGTTGATCGAACTGATAATTGATTGGCGGACTTCATCCTTAACTTCCTTGATTAACTTTTCATCTGATTTTCGATTAGACCAGCCTTCATCAAGTTTTTTCTTTTTCCGGTAATCCTTGATTTCTTTTTTAGTCCGAACAAGGCAGATACCAAGCTTCTTTGCTTCGTAGTTATCAACTTGTTCAATACTACTTAATCTTTCTTGTGGGGTGATCTTCGCTACTAATCTAATAAGCCAGTTTGATATTTTTCTCTTCATGATTTTAAGTTTTAAGTTGGCAACGCAAACATATGCCTACGCCGCCTTTACTTTTCTACAAGTTGGCGGACAGGTTATAAATCTTCATCCTCATAAGACATTTTCGCACTCATGACACCGACTGTGCTTAGTATCTTGATAGAAAGCCCCTTTTGTACATCAAGCTCAAAAATCACATTATCATTGAATTGAGCAGAAGGGTATTGATACAACAGTGCATAATCCATACCTTCCAACTTTGCGTATAAGCTAAGCGTCCCATGTTTCTCTCTGTCTATCTGTATTACACATTTGCCAACAGAAGTAAACTCACAAGAATAACCCTGTTTTTCTTTACTAAATTCTAATACATCTATTTTTACCATAATGATTATATTTTGATTATTATTCCGATTGTTCGAAAATATTGCTTATTCTACTTTGAGAAGCTGCAGCTTCCTCTTTCTGTATCTGCAATAGGGTAGCTTCTGGATCATTAGAACCTGCCTCCCTAATAGTTTGAAGCTGACTCTTAATAGCTTTACCTCCATTTTGTTTAATAAGTCTGTCAGTAGTGGCATCCTCATCCATTTGTATGAAAGGAGTTATAATATGTTCAACTTCTACATTGTCAACTTCACTCGCCCAAGAGACATTCATCATTTTAAGAAAAGCCTTAATAACACTACATTCACGTTCAAAGGCCTCTATCCACGAACCGCTTTCATCGCCAACCTTTAGGTGGGCATCAGTAAGAAGTGTTTGTCTAGCATCAAAGCCAATATTACCAAGTGATTTCATATTATCAAATGAGATGTCCGGCATTTGGGACTGACTCCAAAAGAATTTGATAAGAGTATCAACATGATATTTTAAAGCTTCAATAGCCTGTTCCCATGAAACATATGACACATCTCCTCCATTTTCGACACGAAATACCCTACGGCTTTCTCCCTTGTCTTCTTTTCCTTGAGTTGCACCTGCTACTTTGAGAATAGGAGCACTATTATAGGCTATAACGTCACTATTGCGTGATAAAGTATATTCTATCTCATTACGCAAATACGACAATCCATCGTATATAGGAACAGGACGATAAATATAGACTCCTGGAATTTTCATAATAACAATAGGTTCTACTTTAACTTGTTTCCATCCAGTACCCTGTTGCATCCATTTATAGTGAGTAGTAGCCGTATATGTTTCAAAAAAAATAACTTCTTTATCCTTTATTTTTTTTGAATATTCAAATGACATAGCAACCATATCATCCAACTCATCGAGCAAAGGATACAGTTTAGTTCCATCCATTGGGGAGTAGGTCTTACATTTCAGTTTATATTTGCTTTTAAAGCCATATAAGGTATTCGGGTTCTCAACGGCATACCAGATGGTAAATACTTCACATGAAGCAAAATAATTATTTCCTCTCTTGATATTTTCACTGTCGACGCGAGCATACTTGTAGATATTTTCAATGGCTTTAGCGATCTGCTGTTTGATTTCATTATCCTCAATATTATGATATACTCGTCTTACAGGAATAGAAAACATAAACTCAGTTATTCGCTTAGTGAGGAGCTTCTCCAAACCGATGTATATGCGAGAAGCCTTTTCTACTGTCCCATCAGATTTTATCTTATCCTTACGGGTAACAGTATCACTAACTATCGTATGCAATTTCGGTTCGTAATCATTGATAAGTTTGCTCCATGAAGGAACTGCGACTGATTTTTCTTTCAGATCGTTAATTACTTCATCAGCAGAGCGGGAGTTGTCTAAAATAGAAGTTATTTCGTCCATAGGCTGTTCCGTACTTCTTCATACGGTGATTAGTTGAACATATATAAATACTCCCAAAGAAACCAGATAGCACAATACGCACTATCCGGAAACGTGAAGGAGCACGTTAGCATCAAATGCTACGGTGCAAATATAATAAAAGTGACTATAATAATGCCACTTTTAAGTAACTTTATTTTTATCTAATGCTTAGATACCTTTTTCACAAACTCACCACATGCTTTTAAGGCATCAGATAATTGCTTTAAATCATAATCATCTTGTATCTCAATAGTATACTTTGGAAATTTATTACGAATAAGCAATAATCTATCATTTTTATCATCTTGCCGAAACTCAAATACTGGTGTAGGCAAAGCTATCGAATACCAATGGGAAAACATATAGTCGCCCATCTCTGCCATGATGTGCGCTATTTCGTTGGCACAATTCGAGTTGTTCGCATACTTACTATCATCAAGAATGGTAATCCTTTGAGTTTCGTTGAACTCGTGTTCTTTAAACTTACATACTATCAAGTTCTCTATATCAGTCAAGACCCACCAGTTTGGCAGGTCTTGACTATGTTCTAATTTAAATCTGTTGGTCATATTATTTATCTTCTATTGAATAATCGCCACTTGCAGCAGGCGCAAACTTATCTACGATTGTTCCAATTCTTAAAGCATCTTCATCTGAGATTTCAATTTGCATATCTTCATTACAAATCATTTCAATACTGTTACTTTCAAATATCTCAAGTAATTCACTGTTATTGCAATATAATATTTTCATATTCTTTGCCCGTCATGCCGATAGCACAGCTTATAAGATTAATTATTATTCTACTTCTTCTGCTTCAATCACATAGCTTCTTCCATCCCAATCGAAAGATCGGGTACCATCACTGAATGTAGGTGTAGCACCATCCACATACTTGCGTGAACGGATAACGGCAATCCCCCAGTTGGCGGCGTATCCTACTTCTTCGTTGTCGGCATACTTTTCATTGAACATATCAAGAAGCATCTTATAAGCCTCTTTTAGAGCCAATTCTCTTTCAACGATTATTTCTGTCCTACCATTAAATTGGATGTCTCTGTTGGCAATGTAGCCATTTGTTTTTGCGATGATTCTGTAAGTTGCCATAATAAAAACAGTTTCTACGTGTGTCTCACGCCCGTGCGATGGGTATTAATTAGTTCTTTTATATATGTAAATATAGTAATATTATTTGGATTGACAAAGTATATACGATTATTTTTTATCATTTCTTGGATAAATTCAATCTTTCTTCACTCGTATAAGCTACTGCAAGACCTGTTCTATCATACCGTATCGTGACATACCTTTTGCTTTTGTCTACGGTATAGAAATCGTACATAGTACATAACTTACCCAACACTTTGCCAGTTGCTTCATCAATGGGGCTTCGGGGTTAATCATTAAAACTAAATCTGCTTTCATAATCGTGTATATTATGATATCCAGAAATCTGTTGGATTAATTACATTAAAAAACTTGAATTGAGACCAAACCTAAAAACTAAAGCGTTGTTTATCTCTCGGTCTGTAGGATTGTGATCAAACTCTTTGACGAAATCATTATATCTACCTCTTATAATATACTTATCTGTTATTATCTCTTTTCCTTGTCTGTCCACCAATGTACCAGCCGGATAAAAAGAACAACTATCAAAATAATGATCGTCTTTATTATAGTCGCCTGTTAGCTTCATATAGATGCCGTTTACTCTTTGACAAAAAACTGTTTGTTTTTCTTTCTCGTTCATAATCTTCTATATTGCGCAGGGCTTTCGCCTTGCTGGTTAACTTAAATGATTTCGATTGTCTGCTCTGCGTAATTGATAGTCACTTCTAATTTCTTCTCACTTTTATCCTTTGGATAAGAAACAGATTTACATTCTGTTCCACTCATCACATATCCTCCATTTGATTTCCTTCCAAACTCACTAAGGTACTCATCAGCCATTTCTATGTATTCACCAAATGACAATAAATCATTAATTCTTAAATCTTTTGCTTTCATTGTTCTTGTCTTTTAATTGTTAGTAATATTGGTTTCTTTTAGTATTATAAAGATACTCATTTTCAATGTATTAGCAAAATGTTTACACGATTATTTTACACGTAAAACACTAACAATTAAATATTTAACTTTTGCTATAAAACAAAAATGGCGCCGACTTTCACAAGCCAGCGCACATAAGAGCAATGAAAACACCTAAAAGAAGTGTTTCCGGTTGCAAAGGTACTAAAAGAAACACAACTACAAAAAATCCCTAAGCAACTCTTCATCACTGATGTAGTCATATCCTTTACAATAGAATGTATTTGCTAACGCGTCCATATAGTCAGGGGAACGTTTAATGCGCTTCTTGACATCTTCTTTAGGTTCAATGATAATCTTTCCATTACTAAGAAACTTCCATTTAGTTTCAGTAGCTTCTTCCATCAACTGGTCACATGGTGGCAGAGCAGCTCCAAAACCATTCTTGGGATTAAGCCAATCACGCAAAGCCCAATATAGATATGCTCTCATATTCGCGAACTCATACTCTCCGGTTATGTCATGCAAGCCATCTGCACCTTCAGAGTATTTACATGAAAAAGCGTTTGTAAATTCTTCCTCTAATAATCGTGAATACACACCAGCGCCCTCTCCTATCGTATCAATAAAAGCTTTTGCTCCTTTCTTCTTCAAATAAGGGACTGTCATACCTACTATATGCATGTGATCCGCACGTCCAGAAGATTGATGCACTTCAAATTGAGGAACATAGTTTCCATATCTCGGACAAAGCACACTATTGTCGCGTCCCATACCGGCAACGTCAACTCCTAACTTGCAAGATTTAGCTGGAATGAAACCGTCTGCTTGTAATTCTTGCCAATTCCTGTTTGCTATTTCTATCCATTCATAAGGAATAAGAACATCTTCAGAAACCTTCGGGAACATACCAAGTACCTTGACTCGAAATAAATCGTTAGGTCGGTATAGACTTCCTTCCCAATTGAAATCGCCTTCTCCCTCATTAAAGTCTGTTTGCTGAATGGGAGAGCACCAATTTATTACCTTGTCTTTTACCCATTCATAATCTACTTGACCTGGAATTATAACTTGTTTTTTTACCACATTCTCCGCATTAAGAGAACTAAGCCTAAATTTAGCAAAACGTTCTGATTTCATGGCTCTAGCTGCATATCCAGTAGTAATATTAGGATTAAACACTATGAGCATCCGAGAATTTCCCTGTAAGTTACCTTCTATCGCATTATAAACAATTTCGGATATACCTGATGCCTCTGTGACAACAAACATGGTATTTGCTGCATGAAATCCCGACCATGATTCAGTCGCGTTGTCATCCGCTTTAAATCCTGTCAAAAACCATTCTTCATAATCCGTTCTTATGTCATCAGCAACCAATCTGCCTGGACAACAAAAAGGAAACTTTGCCCTTGCCGCACGAATCAACCTTCTGATTTCAGGAGTCATAATATTTTTCACTTGCCTCCCTGTTGGTGCTGTCATGGCCACCTTGGTATTCCCAACAAGCACACCTTTTTCATTAAATCTAGGAGTAAGATACATAAAACACAACGAAGCACAGGCCGCAACAAAATCTTTTCCACGAGCAGTTCCACTTGCAACAGCAGTCATGGGGTTATGTTGGACAGACTCAATAATAGCTTGCTGCTCACGATCTAATCTTGCGCATAATGCATCACGGACAAATTTATTCCAATCCTTCGACCAGTACGCTATAATTTCACTTATGAGTTTCTTTTTTTCATCCTTTGTCACCATTCTTATATGAACCGGTTAATGATTTTAAAGCATCTACCCAATCATCATTAGTAACATTTACATCTTGTTTATCTTTCCATTCATTTGGTCTACGATTTTTTAACCAAAATATTTGTGCTGTTGTATCTCCCGCGACATGCTTTTTCGTTTTCTTCACCACAGTCGTTTGACCAGATCCATCCTCTCCTATTTTCACCTCAGTTGTAGTTTCCTCAATATCATAGCCAATAGCTCGTTTATATAAAGCACTCTCTACCTTCATGTCGGCTTCGTCTTTACCTTCCTTCAACAAATCTATAACTTCAGGATGTTTCTTTAGTATACTTTTGAACGTAGTAAGTCCTATTCCAAGACGCACACATAAACCTTTATTGTCAGCCCCATTCCTACAGTCTGCTATAATAAGATCTTCCTTCCCTTTTATATATTTATCATAAAGAGAAATCTCCATTTTGGGCCTACCTCTCCCTGCCATATTATACCTCCTCTTCTTTCAGTTCAAGCAAAAAGGCTTTGCAAATATCAATCATACGTGCAAAAGCCACCGTATTACTTTTTATATTAAATTTTTTCTTAACCTCTGTAGCTACCTTAATAAATTCTTCATAGGAGCCGACAACTATCGAACTATTTGCAGATATTTTCTGTTTTTCTAGTTCCGCTAGAACAGCTTTGACATCATTGCTCCTACTTTCAGTAAACAAGAACTTCATTTCGGTAAGCTCTATATCCCCATCATTAATAGAGACCGTGGGAATCTTATCCGTATCAATAAATTGAATGCCGTTAAGACCAGAAAACTCTCTTGCTTCAATAGTGCGCATCTCGCTATAAATTTCCTTAAGCATCTGAGCATCATCTTTGCCTACTAAAGCATTATGACTAAGCACATAGGCAATCTGCTTGTCTTTATCAACCTCTTCAATATACAAGATTAAAATATATTCCAACTTAGCTTTAATGGCAGCTTTTAAGCGATGATTTCCCGACAAAATGAGATATTTACCGTCATTTCGTTTCATCGCAAACGGGAGCTGAGATAAAAAACCGTCTTCAGCCACATTTGCTGTTAGTCTATCTAGTGTGCTTTTTTCCATATAGTGAGCATTCTTCTCCAACGGAACACAATCGTTTATAGGGCTTACATATGCTAACTTATATGGAGCAATCAACTTGTTTACATCATCCAGTTTCCCCTGAATAAGATGAACATCTTTCACTTCTTGTATTTTTTCAACCATAATCTATATAAATCCTTTAATGAATCATCTAAAAAATTAGCAGAATACATTAGCTTGCCTTCATCTCGGCGTTCTAAATCAAATACTCCTCTATATTTCATTGAAATTGGGCTTGTTGTGTACACCGTGGTCTTCACTCCATCGTAGTAGTTAGCCATTTTTCGGGCAATCAGCATTCTTACATTATGAGACTTAACAAGCATGATCAATAATTTACTCAATCTCTGAGTATTTGAGTTTACAACAAAATCGCTTTGCATAAAAATCTGCTCAAGAGTAGAAAGTTTTTTGCTAAAAGAAGAAAAACCGAACGCTTTTCCATCAGCCATGAATACCAATCCCAAATCCCCACCAGTTGTATAGTTAACCTTATTTGCCATGTAAAATGCTTTATAGTAGTTCACATCACTAACTGGACATATCTTTGCTGATATTTCTGTACTATCTGTAAATTCATAATCCATAGGCAAAATATGAATACATGATGGCTTTATATTTTTATCGCGTTCAATGTAATAATGCTTATCCCGCTTTACACTAGAATAAGTGTATATCGGATTCTTACCAGGCCCCAAGTTTATCTTACCAACAAGGAAGTCGTTTATTTCCTGGAAATATCTATCAGAATAGATGATGTTTTCATCATTCTCAAGAAGACATTTAAACATCACCCCACCTTCTTTGGGGTCAAATACATTATAGGGAGCATGAGCATATCTAAAACTATCTTCTACATAGCTAAACATCTTCTCATATCCTCCTTTATAAGTGGGAGGAAAAGCAATACCTATCCCCTTACCTTTTTTACTTTTTAGGAAGTCAAAAAAATCGCCATAAAAGAAACTGCTTATATTAAAATTCAAAGCACCCTTTTCTAATTTCGATATGGTATTGTGATAATAAATGTCAGCCTGCTCTATAAACGAATTGAACATTTCCTCCTGATAATCATTCTTTCTTTGATGAAAGCCTGATACTCTCATGGCAAACATTACCTGAACAAGATTTTTATATCTTGTATCTTTCCAAGTATCAAAAACCAAACGTAATTCAGGATTTACAACTTCAATATCTGTATTTGTGTCAAGCAGCAGATCAGAAATTAGCTTAGAATATAGGCTTACATCATTGGAATGTACAGTATATCCCATGTTGGACATAATTTTGTCGGTCGTGAAATTACCGGAACATCCGATAAAAACATCTTTCTTTTCTACGCCTTTCATTATATCTTGAAGGAGCAGTTTTACTTCAGGTGGTGTCGTTCCTTGGAACATATCAGTATATTTTACAAGTTATGTATGACTTCATACACTAATTTAGATTTAATGCCCTCCTGGCGTATTCCAGGAAGGCTTAAATACAAAATCAACCATTTCTTCAGCTACTTGCAAGAACACTTATACAGTATATTCGGCTTCTTTTCAGTCGTGTCAGATGGCTATTTCCATCACCCCATAAACTGCACAAGTTTTTATGTTCTTGTTTTTGCTTATCGCTACTATAAGGGTTGAGGACGGACGGGATTTGAGCCCGAACTATAAAGGTTAACCGGTATTTATAGCAGACCACACCGCCCATGTGCTGTTTTATTTGTGGTATTAAAAACAGCAAAAACTAACCACGCTCATTTCAATGTTTTTATTGAAGGAATCCGAAAATAGAGCGAAAAACAACATTCCCCATTGAGAGATAAGCAGGAGTCGAACCTGCACCTTCCGTCCAAGAAGTCTTATCGGAATGAAGTTATCTCAATTAAGGATAATCCTATTTAACCGATTTATGAAGCGTCTTCCAATTTCGCCATACCACCAAATTTGCGTGTCTTTCCACGCTGTCAGATTGCACAGACCCAGCTAAAGAAAGGAATCGAACCTTTCTGCCATTTACCATAATCTCAATCACCGAGCCGACTTGAACGGCATTTGAGCGGAAACAGGGAATCGAACCCCACTCTTTGGCTGGAATGCCAACGCTCTGCCGATGAGCTATTTCCGCAAATGCTTGTCTCTTCCAAGCTGCCAATGGTTTCCGTTTTCAATTGACGTGTGTATCCATAACCATAAAAAGCCTCACACATATCTTTAGAACAAACTTGCTTGTTCATACTTAGGTTCTTTCTTTTCAACAACTCCAAACTCTTTGATTTCAATGCCAGTCTTTTCGGTAAGCCATTTTGCAAGTATGTGGCGATGGCAGAAATCACCTGGTTTCTCATAGCAGCATAGAGCAACATCTTGGCCATCACTTAATGTCTTTATTTGCTCCACCACCTTCTTCGCATCTTGACTTTCAAGAATATTGTTGTATAATCTAAGATACTCATCATGGGAACATGCGGCACTTATCATATACCTTGTTGGAGCCACATTAACCATTTGTGGTACTCCACTAATAAATCTTGGCCGTCCAATAGCTACGCAAATAATTTTAATTCCTGCTTCTTTTAATTTTCGGCTATTACCGAAATAACTTGTGTAAATTTTCATTGCTCTTTTTTTATTTTTATGGTGTAAAGATACAAAATATGACATATAAAGTGTCACTTTTAGTCATAAATTTATCTAATTTGATGATTTTATTGTCTCAACCTTGTTACATTTCATCATATGGTCTGTCTCGTGCCACATGTTGAAGGTATTACCAAGGTAGTACTTGTGAGTTCTTGCTCTGATAGGTTAAAGGAGTAACAAACCAATCTTTATTGCCTTATCCATCCTTTAAATACACTTTTACAATTGTTTTCATTGCTTTTAATACTAAAAATGTGGATCGATATAATGACTTTGGTAATGAAGCATAAGCAAAACACCGCCCTTGTACGCTTGCCCATCTGCCACCCAACATCCATTTCTTCTTTTAGTGAACACCTTTGCGCCACCTTCAAGTTCTGGTAAAATCTTATAATCACCAGCATAGTAGTCAACACATTCCGTCTGGTTAAATGTAACCTCAATCTTGCATGGAGAAATAATTTTGGTAACAGTAGCCGCTCTCCTATCAGAATAGTAACATATAGTACACCCTAACCCTACTTCAGGAATTAAATTTCTGATGGCTTCCGCCTGTTGCCTGTCCCTCTCTTCTCTCCATTCGGAATACTTAACCCCATCTGGACATTTTCTGTTTTCGATTTCTCTAAGGATAGCAAAACTTTCTTTGCTTGTTAATTTCTTCGATATTTTCATTGCTCTTATATTTTAGCTGTTAGTAATATTGGTTTCTTTTTGCACTGTAAAGATACTCATTTTCAGGTGTTTAACCAAGACAAAACAATCTAAAGCTCCTTTCTTAAACTTAGTTTAACTTATTATTAACCAAGCACCTAGTCTATCAATTTAAATTCATAAACAAAAACATAAGGATTAGATGCAAACATTCCTTTGCCTGAGACTTTATCTATCAGGGCAGAAAAGGCTTCACGAGGATTAGAAAATGGATACTGACCTATATATCCGATATTTGAAGGAAATCCATATTGTATCCCTTTCAAATGTTCCTCAATTCCTTCTTTCAAACACTCTGCTTCCGATATATCCTGTAGGCGTTCGCACTTGACTCCGGTGATTCTGATATGTTTCTTGCAAGCAGCAGCCGAAACAAACATCTTGTTATTCCAGCCTGCGGAATGTTTCATAAAACCACGAATACCTAAGTCTTTGGGATCTCTATCTAATGAGTCTGGATCATACCCTAAATCCTTGTAGCTTTGTGCAATGGCAACTACTTCGCCAACTTTATATTTGGGGAGAATTTGTCCGCCATCAATCATACGTTCATCTTCGTCATACATACATATTTCAGTGACTTCACCAGAAGGTCTCTTACATACAAAATATCCTGCAACGTTTACACCTCTAAACTTTAAAGGATAAGTAACTATTCTTCTCGTCATGGTCTTTAGACCATCCAAGACAGCCTGTGTCAAGCCGTATTCATCTGAAAACATAATTTTTTGCATGGCTATGCCTCCTTCTCTAATTGTTTCACAATCTTAAAATAATCCTCATTACTCAAAACCTTTTCCGCAGCATCAAGCACTGTGTTATATCCGTTACAATAAGCCAGATCTGCAATTTGACTTATTATAAGTTTATTAATGTAATCCTCTTGCAACTTTAATAGTCTTTCTCGGCAACGGGATTTATTAAGTTCTCTATTCATGAGCCACCTCCTTACATTCTTGATGTGTAACAAAGTCATCTATGGTTCCATCATAGACATTTGTCTGACGGACATATTTTGTCCTATCGCTATCTTTTCACAACAAAACTCACACCTATGTTCTTTCTTGGCTGTTGGATAAGTTTCTCTTAGTATTGTTGGCATAATCATTTTCCTTTAAGTTTCTTCCTTGATTTATTTTGAGTATTTATTCTTCGGGTCATAATCAAATCCCCAAACTTGCCCGTCCCAACTTCCCAACTCCTTTTCCAATTTATACCGAACTTTCTTTTTCAGTTCAAGAGTACAAGCTGCTCCATGCGCACCATTAATAAATCCTTTCCGTAGCACATCGGCTACGCAAGTATATTTGTCGCTTCGAATGATGTGGATAGGCTGTCCGTACCACTTCTCACAATCTGCAAGGAATCGGGCGTTATCAGGATGTCCGGAGCCAGTTTCGATATAATAGAGATGCACATCTTCGTACAAGCTCAATGCTATCTTACAAGCGACTGCTGATGTTACACCACAAGAAAACCATGCTATAATCATTGTTTTTCTCTTTTATTTTTATACTTTTGTTCCGTTAATTCCAACATGAACCTAGTTTATCAAAAAAACTAGGTTGGAAAAAATGGAGATGCCGTCTCCGTTCCCTCGTTTCTCCATGGAGTCCGAGGTGAGGACATGACCGGACTTTGAAGCTAAAAAGGCGTAAGCAGCGTCGTAAGACGAAGTTTGTGGGGTTCGAATCCCCACCTCTGATAATTCTAAAAAACAACATATTGAGCAGACCACATAGGTCTGCTTTTCTATTTTATTCATTTCTGATTTTGTTTTGAGCCTTTTCAGACTACGTTAATATTCATTTTCTCTTTCGTAAAGGATAGGATGTGCACAATAACATCCACCGTCCATCCGTTGCCTAGCATTCGGTACTGCTGCGTGTCGGAACATTCCCATTTATACCAGGAAGGAATAGTCTGAAGGCGGGCGCATTCGGTAGGAGTCAGACGACGAATCCCTGCAATTCCCGTGAGAGGCGAATCCTCTTCTACAATCATTCCTACATGAGACGCAATATGCGTATCTGATTTTTGATCGGTATATAAAATTGTACCGTACTCACTTACTCCGGATTTCCTGTAATCCCCTCTATGAGGACGTATTCCTCTGTCTGTATACGAAACTCCTTTGACTCTAACATCTTCCACTATCAAATTTTCCTTTCCATCCTTATAGCATCTCGCCAGTAAAGTATTGCTCTTTAAAGTTGGGAATTGCGCTCCAAACCCGTTCCTTTTTTCCGTATGTCTTTGTTTGTGATTCATTATGCCCGAAATGGCTTTATTACTCATATAATATTTCTCGTCCACTTCATCTTCAAGGATATCTTTCAACAAAAATCCCTTATCCGCAGGCTGCGGTATGTCAGAATACAAATCATCAAACAAACCATCTCTTTTCGTCCTAATATTCGTCCAATAGATACGTCTCCGATTCTGTGCCGATACCAAGGCAGAATTGATATGCACGCCATATATCCCAATTGCGTTACTCAGTACCCGTTCCCACTTCTTCCCCATTTCCACGTTTTCCAGCAAGAACAGCACATTCGGATTATATTTACGGATGTCAGTCAGAATACGCATATACTCCCAAAACAGATAAGACTCCCCTTCGAATTGAAAGCCTTCTTCTTTTAATTCCAGGTAGCGATCCAGAGTGTATATCTCTTCTTTATCCACAGTAGACATCCCGACACGTTTGCCGGCAAAAGAGAATGACTGACAATTATGTACAACGAAATTATTTGCAGTATAAGAATTATCTTCCTCGACTTCAAGATTGTAAACCGTTTGCATTTTATATGCAGTAAACGACTTTACGTTTGACCACATTTTATCACCTATCGTTTTTGCCTTATCGTATCTCCTTTCTTTTTCTGAAAAGGATATTATATATTGCTTGTTCTGACGCGCTGTTCTTCCTAGAAGCTTTTTGTGTTCCGCAGGTGTGTGTTTACCGACATTTATATGACTATTATAAAGTTTAGAAACAACACGCTGAATCGTGATTGCCAACATAGGGCTTATTGTCGTTATGTGCCATTCATTGCCATCTATACACCCGTCACCATCAAGAAACCCTTTCAGTACGATTGACAACAAATCTTTTGGCAGTCTAACTATCGCTTCCCCAAAATGCTTATTTATAGAGCCAATACCACAATACTTTTCTACTAGTTCAACTAACCTTTTATTGCTGAACACAATGCGATGGACGCTATCTCCGTGCTTATAGCAACTATAATTTAACTTGTCTATATTGGAGCAAAACTGTTCTACTTTTGAATTTCCGATACTTAGTATAAGCTGCCATGCTCTGCTTCCTTTGTGGTATTCGTCATACCTTTTGTCTTTCCTTGTATGTCCGTCTGCGATATATCTGCCTATTACATAGGCTTCGTCTTTAGTGATATTGTACGGATTTTCGGATAGGTCATTCTGTATGTTTGAACATATATAATAATCTCCCTTAAGTAACCCAGCGTTCACCCACTCGGCATCTCCCAATATGACACGTGCAGACTTTTTCCCATCGTCTTTTCTATAATATTCTTTATATTTCTTCCGGGCGTAAAAAGGATGATTCTTTGTGCAGACAACATCAACAAATCCTTGCGCTTTTAACGTATAGGTCATGGCTTCCTTATGACCTATAGCTAAAACAGGCATATATCTGTTATTGTGGGTGAGAACCTTGTCACCAACTCTTATATCTTCAATGTCTTTATACCCAACATCGGTCAACACTTTGACCCCTGCCGCAAAGCAAGGACTGCCCCCTATCAACAGGTCAATTGGTTCTAACTTAGACACATCTACCTGAGTGACATCTCCGAGCTGGATTGTATCCGGGAAATTGAGCTGCGTCTGCTTGATGGCATGCTTGTCTATCTCAGAAGCGTAATACTTTCCCGGGATAATGCCAAGCTGCTTCAAAGCAATCTGACCGCAGGACATGCCATCGAATAAACTTAGTACATTCATCTCTGATTTGTTATACTCCAATTATCTTATCGTTGATACGAAATATGTTGTCACTCACAAAATCGTATATTTTATACATCAGTTCTGGTTCTTGCTTTTCGGGAGAATAAACCATTACCCTTTTACCTGCACCTTTCATCCATCCGGCTTCTGTGTTGGCCGAGCGGCCACAAGGAAGAACCATAACGCAGACATCAGCCCACTGCATACCATTAAAATCTGAATCAAAACCTTTCTGCGCAATTGGGTGATTAAGTGCTTCTTGATATTGTTCAGTTGTCCAGTTCTGCCAATCAGGGTCTATATCAGACCATTGGAAACCACCATTCCCATGTGGGGGATTCTTAAAATCATAGACCTCATGTCCTAAATCACGGAGAATAGCTACAACGTCCTGTTGAAATACATTTCTCCAACTACTTGCTACATAAATCTTTGCCATATTATTATTCCTTTTTTATCTTATTTTGAATTATTACTTTCTAAAAAACATGTCCCCTGAAATTGACCGAGCAGCCTTAATTATCAAAGATATGAGCAAACACACTCTTCTCGTCAGACAACTCAATATTTAACTGGGACGGGAAACACTTGATGTAATTATAGAATTCGAACATCTTCTTGTCGTCGTCACCGCAGCGATCTATCAGCAGCTTGATAAAGGCAAGGAGACAGTCTGAGTCGTTTCCAAAATTCTCCTGAGTAGAAAGCTGGGTCTTGTCTACATCTTGCTTCAGCCGGCGTATAGCTGCTATCGCCGTGTTGAAATTGTGCTTGGCATCATAACGCAGATCATATCCCTGCTTTTTCATTTCACTTCTCATGTCGAGAAGAAGAGTTTCTACGACATCTGCCAACACATACGTTAAGTTGAGGGTCGTATTAAGATTTGTTGTTCCTACTAACATAGTTGATTATACATTTTTCAATTCCACTTATGCGCCATGACTTATGAAATGGCTGCTTTGCTTTTGTATATAACTCGCAGCGTTTACATATTGGTTTCAGGTATCTTCCCTGATAATGAATACCGTTACAAATTACTGGATAACCTTGGATCATCATCTGTTCGGTTATTGGTTTTGTGATTTAGTAGGTAGATAACAGGCATAAGAATAGATTGAGTAAGCCTGTTGAGTACCACTTCTTTTTTTGTTAATTTTCTAATTGTTTTCATTGCTCTTATGTTTTTATTTATTTACAAACATTGACTTAGTCTTAAATCCAGACATTGCATTTACTATTTTCCCATAAAGAAATAAAGCGTTGGAACAATCGACTTCAAGACTAGAATTAGATGACTTTACAATATCACTTCTTAAATCTTGATTAGCGATAAGGAATGCTTCTTTTTGACTTATAGAATCAAAAGTTAATTGGACTGCAATAATTACTCGACAAGGAGCATTTAATTTACTAGCAAAATCCATAGCCGACAGTTCGTCATCAAAACTTTTTGGTTTATTGGGGCTATAAACTTTATAAATAAATCCCTTAAAATAAGAACAGTTTTTTAAACGTTTAATGTTGCTTGATTTCATAACTTATATAATTTTTGATTTACAGGTATAAAGTTACTTATTTTGCAGCTTGTAAACAAACGTTACTTCCCTTATTTGCAAGGCATTATAATTAATTAACCTGTTAATAATCAATTACTTCCTTCTACTATTCCCTGTAAGGGGAATGAGATTAAAACTCTTAAACCGGTCAACAAGTCGATCAGCAAAACGTTTTTTAAATTCTTCTGCATCAAGATTACTCGTTATGTGGTACATTTTACCAAATTGCTGATAAATCTCATATCTTGCATATAAAAATTCATCTATCACACTGTTAAGACTAGTGCCATAACTTTTCTGATTCTCTGTTTCCAGCCCAATATCGTTTAAACAGATATTAAACGGTTCCGGTTTAAATCCTTTCGATTGTCCTTCATTGAACGTATGTCGGTCAATATGACCATTCATCTTGTAATAGTTCATCATTTGAGTAACCGATAGATTTTCAAAAGTATTCGGATTATGAGTCAATCGTAAATAATCAGAAAAAATCTGCATCAGCATCGTTTTACCAGTACCGGGTTCTCCGACAAGTAGCAGGTTTTTATGGATTTTATAATCTTCATCTGGGAAAACCTGTTCTGCATATCGGCATCCATTGAAGTAGTAAAGCAGGAAAGACAACACTTTCGAGTTGTTTTCGTCTACTTCAAACTCTCTGAACTCACGCCCCATATAGTTATTCCCGATATACTTGATAAAATCACGATGGGCATAAAACTCATTGGGATTCGTCAAATCATATTCAAAATCTTGAAGAATAGTCTTTCTGTGGCGCTCTATCAGATTCCCGATCTGCTCCTTTTTCAGCTTTGCTGCAAACGGATTTTTCTGTTGAACCTGTTGTAGACGATCCGATAGCTCCTGTTCCAGAATTTCCATTTTTTGCTTTAGAAACGATTTCGTTATACTTCGAGTTAATATTAGCTACGCTAAAGTTATCCAGCAACCAACTATCCTTGACGGACGTGAGGAATACTTGGAGAGCGTACAACACAGAGGCATCATCAACGGGCATCTGTCTTTGTTCCCGTGAAAATGTTAGCTTACGAAGTAACTGGGACATATTGCCGGCATCTTTGGCAGTCCAGTAATATTCTTCGCCAAAAGTGTTTCTGAAATGCTCCTCAAAGGCTTTGCGAGCGTTAGCATTTAGTCCATTGGACCGCTTGGGCTTTGCAGGTTTGTTTTGAGAACTTTGTTTTTCAAGTTCTTTGATCTTAGCTAAAGCCTCATTCAAAGCATGATCTTTTTCAGAAATAACTTTTTCTAAATCCTCAACCCCCTTGGGGGGTGTGGGGGGAATAATAATATTCTCTTTACTTTCCTTTACTTTACTTTGTGTACTTTCTTCGGAAGTTATCGGCTTTTCTTCGGAAGAAATACGCTTTTCTTCGGAAGAAATAAGGTTAAACTCTGAAAATTCACACTTTCTTCTGCAATCATCACATATTCGTTTATAGCGTTCTTGTATTCCGATTGAAGTGAGAACTTTTTCCTTATCAAAGAGTTCTTTAGAAAACAACCCTAGTGCCAGGCAACATCTGACGACCTCCTGTATATACGCTTCTTCAAAACCGGTTTGTTCCGATAATATGAAGGGCAACTCTTCGTCCCACAACATGTAATACCCATTCTTATAGATAAGACAAAGCAGGAGAGCATATACAGTGACGGCCTTGCCACGCTGGTACTTGATTAGTTTTCTTATTTTTATGTCCTGAAAAAAGTCAACATCAAAAGGGAAATAATCAAGACCGATCTTCTTATTCCTTCCCATTTTAAGGTATTTTTGATGCGTTACAATGCCTACATAATGTCCTCAAATTTTCTATTGTGTTTAATTTTTCAATCGGAAATTTTCCTTTAATCACGGAATATACAGAATGTATATGGTCAATTTGTAAGTCATCAGAAGAACCGCAGATGACACATTTATATCCATCTCTTGAGAATATCATACTTCTTACATCCATTCGCTTTATAAAGGCACTTGATGAATTTCTTAAGGCTTTATATCTAACTTTTTCTGAAATGTTAGAAAGCATTCCCAATGTTCCCATTTGAGGTTTCCATTTAGGGAAATAATCAATGTTCTGCTTTTTAGATTGTATCATACTCATTTATAGCTACATTTACCCCATTCATGGTTGGTTATAAAAGAAGCTCTATATTTTCATTGTTTCTATTTGTGGAACTCGGAAACAACTACTCATACAGAGCTGACCTATATCTTTGTTATACGAGAGTTCCACCAATCGCATCTATTCTTTTCACGGTGTAAAGCTACAAATAAATGACATTTCTAATGTCACTTTTGAACAGTTATTTTTCCGTGATTAACATTTTTTCTAATATCCTTTCCTTTGTAATGCCAAATCCTGCTTTGCAAAAGATATCTGAGTACGTATGTTATCTCCAGCGTGAACAAGAGTTCGATTTATGCGATCTAGCCATACAACTAACTGATTAGCAGTCACACTTTGAGCTGAAACAAACTTAATTGCAACAGTAGCCGGAACCCGTGATATGAATTCCATGTGCTGTGAATATACATTTGCAGTCACTTGATCTTGGTACGCTTTTGCATCAGCTAGAAGTTTTCCACTTCTTGCAAGGTATACATTTATATCAGTCAATCGATCTATAAGTTCTTTAGGATTGTCACTAGCTGTTGTTTCAAGAAACGACTGCATTTCTTCTATTTCCTGTATAATAGGAGGCAGAGGACAATTGTCTATATTGCACGCACCTGTACCATCATTTTTAGGGCAGTATTTACAGTTTATTTCCATAATGATATAATATTAATCTTTAGGTGAAAATTCGTATTTGATTTCTTGGTCATCAAGTATGTATTTCTTGAATAACTCATTTACATCTATTCCGTTATGTTCCAGATATAGGATATGAGTATAAAGAAGGGCAACAGCACTACCTTCTGTCAAATACATATTAGTTTGGGAAGCACGGCCGGTACTTTGAGGATTTTCTACCGATAATAAGTAAGCATCTTCATCTGTATGTGCAATGGTAACAAGTCTGTGATCTGCAAATTCACACCGGACCATATCTTTGATTTCTACCTTTCTTGCGGATTCACTTCCATATCCGAGAGTGATTTCGCCAATTCTTTTGCTTTCTTCCATACTGGCATTATACTTTTATAGGATCTTTAATATATGATACTAACGCTTCCCCTAATGGGTGAAAACACTTCAGGCCATTAAAAACAAGACCTGCACTCATTCCGCTATGACCTTGCCTGGTGAATAAAGACCGGCATATTTCAAATCTTTCCAGTTCTTTCTTAGAGGTATCATTCAATACTGCGACTAATTCTAACCAGCAGTCAAGTTCCATGCCATGATAGAGATCATTCAGTCTGATAGGAACTATTTCATTCCATAACTCCAAATACTCTTCCGGAATAATACCTCTTGCACGTTTTTTATAATCTTCGGTTAATTTCGGAATCTTAGCCTTAAATTCCGCCTCTTTACGTTCATACTCTTCGCGTATTTTGCGAATATATTCATCATGCTCTACTTTTGACTTGCCAGTCACTTTGACATACACGTCATCGAGAGAATCAGTAGAATGCAACGTTTTCTCGTTAAATTCACCATAACATGGTGCATTGTCCTGCAATTCTTGATATGCTTTATCAAGATTGATTCCTGGGTAAAATTCAATTTTCTTCATATCTATTCTGGTTACTAATTAATTAAAAAGGTAAGTGATTTTTAGATAGTCTTCCTAAATGGTCGATATATCTTCTATAAAATCTATTCTCTATCATTACTTCCTTTAGGTTTATCCCTTTTATCAGAAAGTAACCGTATTGTAGGCGTTTTAATTTACTCATTTCTAAATAATCACAAATTATTGACAATTTCTTTTTGAATTTCATCAATCACTTTCTCCCATTCTTTTTTTATCTCAACAGTATTAATCCCACATTTTTGGAAATCTCGCAAACTGCCAGAAAAATAACGTTTAGCTGTCTCTAATAAATTGCCCAAATAACATTTCTCATTTTCCTTAAGGCATCGACGAATAGAATTAATTTTACATTTATCATGTTCTATATACCAAGAAATTTCATCAAATTGCAAAAAATACATCTTCTTGACTTGTTCTACAGTAAAAGGTTCTTTCATACCTATTCATGTTTTAGTTAATATATTAATAGCCCTTTTTACATCACGCTTGGATATTCCACGTAAAGCATGAGTTTTTATGAAATGCTTCTTTTGAGAAAGCAACATATCTGAATCATCATCAAGAATTACATAATTAGTAACATCTTGATGTTCCCACAACCAACGGTCTATTTCTACGCCACGACATACACCATAGTGCTTTTCTTTATTTCCATATTTAAAACCGTACATTCTTGAAGTAATGTCGATAATTAGATCAGGATAGGGAAAAGCTTTATGTCCACGAACTGTTTCTTGTTTTGTAATGGCTTCAATAGTAGCTTCTAATGTATATCTTCTCCAAGAAGAGGATATTACTATTTTAGCTCCGGTAATATCACAAATCTCTTTGACTAATTCAACTTTTTTATCATCAATAGCCCAATTACTTTTTAATGTGGTTATCACACCGTCAAAGTCGAGAAATATAATCTTACTCATCTCTATTCTAGTTATTAGCTATTCCAAATAATTTCCCATCAATCCCCTGAACAACATGGCAGAAGAAAAGCTTTTCCTGCCATCTTCAGAAAAATAAGATTTAACTCCAAATACATCCGCTGTTGAGTATATTTTCCATACTAATAGTTTTTCCATCATAACTTCGTTATTATTGATTAATCTCTTCATATTCTGTAAGCAAATAGATATGTTTTATTTCTATCGCAGTTTCAAGTATTCCCTGTATTTCATTCATTGCAGCACGATATACAGTTGATGAGCTATGCATATTGGTTTCTTCAGTGCGGTATGGTAAAGTTAAGTCCTCAGACATCTTTATCATTTTTCCACCATACTGCCATGCCTTGAAATCAATTCTAAACTTTGCTTTGCGTAATATCTTCTGTTTTTATATTAACATTTCCACGATTGACAAATACCATTAATTTATCATTTGTCAAATGTTCGCAAAGAGGAAAATAAGATAAGGTAGACGTACCAATTTCTTCGCAAAAATCTTTCAACGAACATTTATCGCATTTAAAACTTGCAGTATCTGACTGTATGGCTTCATGGAAAACTCCATTTATTAATATTCCATTCATTACTACTTCATTAAATTGTTTTATATACTATTTTCAACTCTATATTACCTTGAATAATCAAGGATGATATTGTTATTTTAAATTGCATGATTCACTTAGAACTACTTAAAACCGGTAAAACAGTGACAACCATTTTTCAGATTGTCACTGCGTCGATTGGCATCAACTTAAAGTGCTAGGACGAATCCCTGACACAACTTTCATACTTAGTTAGCTCCCATTCGGCTACCATAATCAAAGTAGTCGACCTGATTACGGGGAGAACGAGAAACCTTTAAGCTATCTAACAGCTTGGATCTCAACTTTTCGTTTTCAGCTTCTAACCGGTAACATTCGGATCTATATTGCGCACATTCGGTGAATGAGCTTAACATAGCCATGTACTGTTTTATATCTACCTTAATCATTGCTCTATAGTTTATATTATTATCCCATTATACTTCCATTTAGACGCTGTGTAGTTCTTATATAGTCATCCAGTAGTTCGTGGAGAATGAAGTCCGGATAAACATTGATTGTACCGAAACGCTCAATATTTACCTTGTTGACAGGATACCCCCTTTTCCTACATAAGCGTGCAGCATCATTACTAAGCTTCGAAATGTCACTCACATAGATCGGCAATTTGTACCTCTGGATATACGATGACATCGTTGAACATCCATAGTTACCGATACACTTTGAAGATAATTTCTTTACGCTATCTTCAAGTGCAGCTAATCTTTGTTCTGTCAATTTAAGCCTTTTCTCCTGTTCTACATTTGTCTTGGCCAACTGAAGAATCAGCTCGGCTTGACTCATTTCAACGGTTGAGTTCAAAATATTGTCCATTACTCTATATATTTAATATTCAAATAATCAATCACCTACGTAGCGCGAACCGAATCTACCAGTACTATTTACATTGTAATAAGCCGATACCGGTATGTTCTTGTTATTGTATCCTTCGTGCATTGTAGCTTTAGCTGTTTTGCTCATCGCTTCGTGTCTTTCTGCTAGGTATTTATCAGTTCTTTCTTTTACCGCTTCTACTGTGAAGTTGGCTTGGAGTTTTGCAAGTCTCCATGCTGACTTTAAACATTCACCGAAGGTCTTGCCTTGCTTCTTGCCTGAATACTTATACGATCTGTGAGCGTTTTTCATTATCTCTGATAAATTGTAGCGTTTCATATATTTAGGAGTTAATTGTTATTAGTTCTTTTATTTGATGTAAAGATACAAGTTATAACTTGTTTAACCAAGCATTATCACAAGAAAAAACTTGTCTTTAACTTTATTTGTGCAAGTTATAACTTGTTGCATGCGAAATATTACTACCTTTGCTATAAATATTAATCACTTTATTATATGAGAATCAGAGAAGCCATAGAACAACAAGGGATGACTACGCAAGATGTAGCTAAAAAAATAGGTATAACTTTAAGTGGACTTAATCAGCATATATCAGGAAATCCTTCCATAAAAGTACTAACCAAAATAGCAGAAGCTATCAACGTCCCCATGTGGCAACTATTCGCGTCCCCAGAAGAAGTGCAGCTTCCCTCAAACGCCCATTCTGTAAAATGCCCACACTGCGGAAACGAGTTCCCTGTTAGCGTGAATGTTGAACTAAAGCCAGAAACCAGATAGGACAATAGCAAGCTATGGACACAAAAGAACTAAGGTTAGGCAACTGTGTTATGCTTTCGAAGGATTACCAGTACGTAGGAGTTGAAATACCTACAGGTACTGTATGCAAAGTACATGCCATTAGTCTTAATTCCTTGTACCTGGAATGCCATGTAAATGGTGGGACTTTTTACGGTGAAGTTCCTATTTCTATGGTAGAACCTATTTCTCTCACAGAAGGATTGCTGTTAAAGTGCGGATTTAATATCGAGTATTATGAATTCCAAATAAAAGAACAACGATTATTGACTATAGAAGATTTCTGGATATTATATAATACTCGTACTAACTTCTATGGAGTAATGCTCTCTAACAGAGTTTTTAAGCAAATAGAATATCTGAATCAACTTCAGAACATATATTTTGATTTAGCTGGAATAGAATTAAAAGTAAATCTATGAAACGTATAAAGCTCACAAAGGAAGAAAAAGAAACACTTAGAATCGTTGATAAGTTCAACGGTAAATGCCCTTGCGGTTTCCCTTTGCACGTCTACAACTTGTCCGTCCGATCACTTGAAAGGAAAGGACTAATAAAAGCCGCCTATCTGGAAGGTGGAGCAGTAGAAGATGCCAGAACCACCGATGAAGGAAAACACTACCTTTGTGAGAATCCCAATTTACGAAACCCTATCAACTGGACTGTTGTCGGAGTAATAGCCGGGATACTTTCTCTTATCGTGTCTGTTATAGCCTTATTTATAAGCTGTACTGCAATGTATAGATGAATAAGAGGGATGCATTTGCATCCCTTTATTTATGTCAACGACCCAATATCCCTATATTTTAGATAGGAAGAACATTCGGATATTTCCGATAATACAATTTAGTCAATGTGGATTTAAGGCTGTTATAGTCTTTGATAAAGCCTAGATCTATCCATTGGGCTATCTGTAATTCCAACTCATACAATTCACGAATTTTAGCTTCATCGCCAATTTTATTACGCATTTCTGATTCATGCTTACCGTAGACTATGATGTTTAGAGACTTGGCCAAGTCCTTGACTTTTTGTTTGAATAGGTCATCTGGCAAAATAGAACTGACCGCTTTACACATGGATGGGTATGCATCACCAGCAAGATTGCGGAATTTTATCATTTCATCATATACAAATTTGAGAACATCATATTTAAATGAGGGATTTATCCACATCGCAAAATCAATAAAAAGCAGTGGATGCATCCATGTGCCCGCGTTATCACCCTTATTTGCCCTTGATTTATGATAGGGGTAATTACCCGTATCATAATTTTCCCTTTCCATTATAGTGAAAATGAACTCTTTAGTAGAAGATAAATCGAAGTAGTCATTAACTTCTTTCTTCATTCCTTTTAATTGATTCCACTGTTTTAATAAATCTGTAGCATTGAAAAATGCATCTTTCGTTCTCTGAATTACCTTAAATTCACCCATTGGGCGAATCATAATCTGATTAGTCTTCATAATAATGTCTTTTCGTTCGAGGACGTACCGCACTTCTTCATGCGGAGATAAAAAGGCGAAAGCCATGCAGGGGGTTGTGACCTACACAGCTTTCTATATCTTAATCCTCTGATTAATTCTAATTTTAATAAGTACAACCCAACGCATTGCAAATATAATAATAATTTTTAAAACTGATTATACAACCAATAATCAACGTATTCTTTTAACTATTTTGTGATTTAATTCTCAAATAGAATTGCTAACTTTGCATTAGAATGCATATATTTGAATACGCATTCACATAAATAAGTAACCAAGAACCCTAAAAAAAATGACAAAATTTGAACAACAAAGAATTATAGAAATAGTGCTTTATATCCTTAATAAAACTGGGGGTATGGACTATTATCATCTGTTCAAGATATTATATTTTGCCAATCAACGAAGTTTGGTTGACTGGGGACAACTGATGATAGCGGATAAATTTTGTGCTCTTCCCCATGGACCAGTACCAACAATTTTGTATAGTACAATACAGGGGCAAAAAAGCGTTCTTTCAAAAATGACAGATGATGTTCATGTTGTAGATTACTATCTATTATCTAAACGTGAACCGGATATGGATTATCTTTCACAATATGATAAAGACACTTTAGATTTATGTATTTTCAAATACGGGAAAATGAGTTTTAAGGAGTTGGAAAAAACTTCTCATACAACTTGTTGGCAAAAAGCGAGAGACAAAAAGGGGAATCACGTTATTGATCCGGGGGATATTGCCCGTGACGGAGGAGCTAATGATGAACTTGTCAAATATATTAATGATTCAATAGCATTTGATGAAGCCTTCGGAAGTTAAGATAGGGGATGTCTTTTTTGTTACGATGAACAAAGCCAATGGGGTAGTACCAAAAACCGGAGATACTAGCCGTGACAAGTTCTTTGTAGTACTTGGCTTTGATAACGATGGAAACGTTTATGGTGGTGTCATCTTTAACTCCTTTATTAATATGAATCTGCCACCTAATGTACGAGCAATGCAACATCTTATAAAAGGGGAAAGTTATGATTTCCTTTCATATGATAGCTACATAGATTGCTCTTCTATTAAAATAGTAAAGAAGAACAAACTTCTTAAAAGTACTAGTTTAGGCACATTGGATGAGGAAGATATTAGCCTTGTTTGTGGTAAGATAAAGAGTAACTCTCGAATCAATAAAGCCGAATTAAAAAGGTTCGGACTAATTGATAAATAAAGCCAGACATTACATCTGGCTTTATTTATTCCAATGCAGTAATAAGGCAGATTAAAAGCTGAAAACAAAATGTCAAAGAACGATTTGCCGATAATAGGAGTTGAGCCAATCGACACAGGCTTATTATTAGTTTAATATTCGTACATGGTTTTGTGGATGATAATCATATAATATATTTCTTATGATCTATCAGAGCATTTGCAACAGAGCGTGATGCCCTTCTGCTAGCAACTTCACACTTACCATTACCTCGTATATCTTTTTTGTCTATTTCATCGGAAGCGAGCGCTTCAGCAAGTCCAACAGCGGCAAGTCCTACACGAGACATATTATCACGAACGCTTTGACCTTTGATTAAACCTTTCTTTTCACGAACGACCGATGCCGTACCACCGTACAAGGGCTCGTATATTGCGTTTGTGCAATTTCTGTAACCTTCTCCTGTCACTCCATGAGCGGCAAGCGTCTTGGTAAATTCGTTACGTGAATCTATTGATTTTAGTCTTTCAGAAATCCATTTGTTGTCTTTGCCTCTTTTCTTATAAGCTTTAATATATCGTTGACCTATCAAATCGGGGTTCTTTTCTTCTTCTATTCTTTGAAAGAAAACCTCATTGACTAATACATGAAGCGCAGGGTCAAGATATTTTGCATAAGCAAGAGCTATTTGTCTATGGGCATACGAACCACCTAATTTACCGCGCTTTGTTTTTATAATACGGTTTGAAACCGTATTTAAAATCCCGGATACCGTATTAACTAATTCAGATGCAATATCTTGTCTAAGCCAATCGTTGGGATTTTTGCTTTTTGGTGAGCCTGCAATTTTCCACAAATCAGTAAGTGACAACAGATCACCGTCCTTGCCAATCGTATCTAATACGTTAGCATCGTACTTTTTAATTTCTGCTTTCTTTCTCATGATATGATTATTTTTCAAAATCAATTTGCGCAGACAATATTTCTAACAAAGCCTGCAATTGTCCAACGATGTAAGGTTTTATATCTTCACTACAATTACTCGTAAATGCAACAAGCTTTTCTGATAGCTTATGCCATTCTTGCAACTCATTCGGTTTCATCATTATCAGAAGACTTATGAAACCCAGAAAAGGAACGAGGAACGATATTCGATTCTATTCTTTCATCCAATATTTCTTTTTTCAACAATAGCATTATGCCATCATAACTTGACGATAGTTCTGATACAACTTCCCAACCTTGGCTACCTAAAACATTGAGTTTATCAGTAGTGTATTCTTGATAATTATGCCTATAACCATCGTCCATAGGACGAAGTAGAAATGTTCTATATTCGTATTTCTTCATTTTTCTATTTATTAGTTTATATTTGAAATCCCCATTCCAAAAACAACATCAAGTATCTCATCGGGGTAAACTTTCACTGTTCCCCAACGGACATCATGGATTTTTGTCGGCTCAACACCGCGTTTCTTGCAGAGAGCTGACGCTTTCCGTCCCATCGCTCCGTAGCGTGAGACATCCAGTTTGATACTGTTTCTTGATATGTAGGCTACGATTGTGGATTGGTGCAGGTCCGTGGTAGTACGCTGCTTGATTTCCTCAATCTCCGCTTGCATTTGTTCCTGCTTGCTTTCCAAAGCCTTCATCTTACGTTCATTCTCAACGTTGAATTGCGCAAGTTGGAGAATAAGCTCGGAAGGAGTAAGAGACTGTTTAGCCATAGGTTCAGCCTTACCTGTTTCGAGGGATTCCCAGCGATCAATAATTTTTTCACGGAGTACTGCGTCGTAGCCGGATGCGAGGATCAGACAACCTTTCTTGGTGAGATTGAAACATGGTCTTGGTTTCCCTTGATTATCCGAATATTCCGCCAATCCAAAATTGGATTCGGCTACTCCTTGTGATAATAGATTGCGAATATCACGCATAACATGGGCGTGTTGTTTGCTTGTAAGTTCGGCAATCTCAAGCGAACTCATTGTCTTGTTTTTAAATAATTCCGTTTCCATAATATTTATATTTCTGCTAAGTAACCATTCACAACTTCTATAAATTCCTCCAAAGACCGGACAACGACATATTTGTTTCCAGCCGCCTCGCATTCCTTTTGCCATTCTTTTTGTACCGGTCTTTGGTACTCACCTGGCTTTTTCATTTCTATACACAAAGCACCGTAGAAACGATTACTTTTAAGAAGTATCAGATCTGCAACTCCCGAAAGCATCCCTTCTTCTTTCATGTATTCCCCGTTTCTAGCACTTCTTCTTGCTGCGTTAGGAACAGCAAATAAGATGTTTCTTAATTGGGGGTATTGGTTGCGAAACCATTTAACACAAGATGCTTGTATATTATGTTCTTCACTTTTTGGCTTTCTGCGAATATTGGTTCCGCAATATTTAGCTTTCATTTCTTCGTATGTCATAATACCCTAGCAAGTTTAAAATCAAGCAACATCAATAACTCATTGAATTTCTCTTCATACCAAAGCGGCTGTGTTTCTTTGGTATTATTAGGGTTGACTTGGTTCTCACCATACGCAAGCCCGGATTCGGTTATGGATTTGAAATGCTTATCTTTACCTTTTGATGATTTCCTTTTCATATCACACAAGATACCTTTCTGAATCGCTCTTTGATTAAATGCCTGTGCGCTGATGGACAAACCCGCTTCTTTGAGTAATTCAGTAGCGGATTTGAGGATACCATGGACTGGATATAATCCGGAGTAGGAAGTCCAAGAGGTGCAGCAACCTTGCTAATTAGAGATAGTTTGGAAGAATCATTCAAGTTAAGCACTTCACTTACACCTTTTACCCATTCAAGACCAACGCGGACTTTAGTTGTTAGTGATGGTTCACGTTTGGGTTTGTTCTGGTTTTCGATTACTTTCCAGACGCTTTGGTGAAATACTTGGCGATAAACCTCAAATACCGGTCTGACCTTGCGGGCGATGAAGAACTCCATACAAGATACAGTAAGTTTGTAGTCAATTCTGTTACTTCCATTGAATTTACCATCCTCACACCGTTCGCCATTTTGGGCGAGTGGAATATAATCCACATTCTCAATATATGTTTCCTTTAAAGCTCTTACCGCCTTACTCTTTTCAGAGTAAACCAAAGGCCACACCTCATCAAGGTTGATTGGGAACTCGTTATCAGATTGTGATAACTTTAACACTACATTGAAATACGCATTGATTTCGCTTTCGCTACTTTCTTTAGATAAGATTAAATCTGTTGCCATATATTTTACTTTAACTATTATAGAGAGGAACGAGTAATATTCATCCTTCCTCTCTGTTGTATCAACCTTCAATTATCTCCCAATCTGGCAAATATTCTTCACTGTTGATCTCCTTCATTAGTATCTGATTTATTGTTAGGGATTACTTTTGTTTTACCACCAGTTTTATCAACAATAATCGGTTTGCCACCTACTGTAGTTTCGGTACATTGCCCTTCAGGGAACTTATTAATAAAACGAACTACCTCTTTATCTTCTGTTACATTACTTTCCCCTTTGACTTCATAAGGGAATACGTCTACAATAGGAGTTTCAGCTACCATGCCGATCTGATAATCTGCCATGGTTCCTTTCATGCCCTCGTCCAGTTTCTTCACTGCGTCGCGCAAGTCGGAAGCCTGAACCAACACTTGGGTAGAAGTCTTTTTCTCGGCACCGCTTTTCTCGTCAAGGGTGATAAAGATCAGTTTGCACTTAAACCA